GAAGAAAAAATTCGGTACGCCCCAACCACAACTGAATTACAAGACACTGATTATCTTGTACAGTTTGATTCGATTGGTCATATAACTAAGAAAACTTTATGGTCAGAAATAAAATCAAAGATTGAAACATTTATTAGAGCAGCCTTTAAAACAACACCACTTCCTCTTGATTCCGGTGGAACAGGGGCAAGCACTGCTGCGGAGGCTCGAGCTGCAATAGGTGCAGGAACATCAAATTTTAGTGGTAGTTATACTGATTTAAGTGATAAGCCCACGATCCCTTCAAAGACAAGTGAGTTACAGAATGACTCCGGTTTTCTTACTCAACACCAAGATATAAGTGGAAAACAGGATAAAGCCACACTTGAAGAAGATATTGCTGCAAAAGGGTTTACAAAAAACACCGGAACTTACTCAAAGCCTGCGGACGGAATTCCGAAAACCGATTTATCGGATGCAGTTCAAGCGTCCCTTGGAAAAGCGGACACTGCATTACAGTCTGCTCCTGTCACAAGTGTAAATGGGAAAACGGGCGAAGTGAGCCTTGGCGCGGCGGATGTTGGGGCTATCTCGTCTGCTGCGGGTTCTGTTGGTACAACAAACATTGGGGACAGCTCTGTCAATATAGCAAAGCTAGCTTCCAATGCGAAGTATTGGGACGAGAAAGCACGAACAAATAATAGTGATGATCCAGTAACTTTCTATGTAACAGCCGCTTGGGGGCACATTTTTAATTGGGCTTGGGGGGAAAATCAGCAATTTACATTTGACTTAGCTGAATTTAACCGGATTACAGATTCTTTCTGGGAGACAGTAATATATGCAAACACTCCATTTACGCTTGTCTTACAGAATATGCCAGCTGTAGTTGAAACAAATAAAGGAACAACTTCTTTCGCAACAGAGGTTCGGATAAATGTTCCACAATATAAGTGGATTAAATTAAAGAAAATAATCGGGACAGCCCTCATACTTAGCGGTAGTTATGATTTATCGATGACGTATTCGGGTCCTGATGCCCCTTCAGGTGACCTCGGAAATAATGGAGACGTATATGTTAAATATACTGCCACATAAGGAGTTTTGTTATGCCAACATGGATGATAACTGCACCAAGTAATGTCGTTTCGTGGTCTTCAGAGACTGAGGGAACACAGGTTGTTAGATACAAACAAGGTAGTTATGGATACAGATTTTATTCGAGATGCGCCATTGCAAGATTACAGGACAATGAGTTATGTGTCCGCGTCAAGTTGTACACATCTAATTACGGTGGGTACAATGCTGGTCAACAGTTTTACTTTCATGCATGGGCGGGGGATAGCGAGTCTACTTCAGAAAAGTACTATGTAGGGGACGGCTATAAGCTTAAAGCTACTTGGTATGCATTATTCCCTGCATCTTACAGTGAGGCAACAATACGTGCTGGGGTGGAAGATGGCTCAAGCGGACATACAGCAAGCTCCGTTACGTTAACTGTTCCAGAAAAAGTTACTGCCAATGAAGTTTATGTTAAGGCGGGCGGTGTATGGAAGTTAGCAGACGCTGTGTATGTTAAGGTAAACGGAGTTTGGCAACAGTCCAGTCGGGTTTACTTTAAAGTCAACGGAGAGTGGATTCCGAAGAAAGAAAAGTTTTATGTTTATAACAATGGCACAGCAGGTGTTGCGTTTACAAACAACGGCTTAGACGGGTATGATCTGAACTCTGATGGTTATTTGTACGCATACTTTTATGTCATTAGAGGAGGTGAAACATACACTGCCCGCGCCAACTCTTCTGAAATTGACCTGACTGAGTATTCTACATTGACCATTGTAGGTCATGCTACCACTAGTGGTAACGCTTATGGCTTAGTGGGGATAGGACAAAGTAATACTTCTACGACCAATACTACATACACAAAGTATGTACAACTCAATAGCTCAGATACTACATACACCATAGATTTATCTGACATTACAGGGAATCAAATTATAAGTGTGGGAGGGCAGTTACAAGGTGTGGGAAATTACAAAACTTACATCAACCAATTGATACTAGAGTAAAAACAGATATATTGTATATAATACTATAAGTAATCCCTACCGTATTAAATTAAATGGAGAAAGTTATTCATGAGTTTAAAATTTTTAAACGAAGGATTTGAATTGAGCCAATTCAACGTTCTTCAAGAAAACGTAGTTAATCAGATAACTTCTATCTTGAATACACTTAATGAAGCTACTATGTCTGACGATGACAAAAGAGACAATGAAGTGCTTCGTCAGATACTTTCAAAAGCTAGTGATGCTAGTTATGATAAGAGACGAGCTCTTAAGTGGACGCCTCAAGAATTAGATATTGCAGACAAATATAATCTAACACTCCCACAAAGAACTACGAAATGGGATGGCAGTAAAGAAATCACTCCTCTTAAAGATAATGATGTTGATTATGAGAGAGGATTTGGCAAAAACAGACAGGTTCGTAACTTAGAAATGGAGCTTTCCCAGCAGAGAGCAAAAACTAATGTGGCTGACTTTATTAGAAAGCGTAAAGAAAAAGGTTCTGCCTATGATCGTCCATACCGTCAAGTAGATAAGTATGCTGGAGTAGATGATGTTGACACATTTGGAGACACCACATTTACGCATGATAACACTGGAAGATTTAACCAAGATCATTGGGCGTACAAAAAAGCTGCTACACTTGCAGGAAGCGGTCTACGTAATGCAGACCTGACAGATGTTGAAAAGGATCGTGTTGCAGTAAATAAACAGATGTCTCAGCCAGTAAGAGATATGAAAGCGGCCTTAGCATCCAGAAAAGAAAATCAGAAAGATCTTGATAATGCCAATTTGAATTATGCAAGAAATGTTGCTGATGCTCGAAGAAGATTCGATAATGCGATGGCGTATGCTGATGAGCAGAGACAGAAAGAGTCTGAAAGAGGTCAGCAAGGTGTAGCTGATGCAACTAGCAAAATTAACAAGCTGCTGAGAAAAGAATCTCTTAGACGTGCCATTGAAGAAAAACTAAACTCTCTAAATGAAGCAGAAATGTCAGCTGAAGACAGACACGATTCTGACATTCTGAAACAGATCTATAGAAAGACACAAGTAAGAGGTAACGCAGCTCTAACTCCTGAGGAGAAAGAAGTATTACAGAAATACGACTTGGGACGAGACACGTATACAAAGAATATTGGATCAGTAAGACGTGATATTCCGAATAGTAACGTATATATCTTTAATAAAGACGATGAAGTACCTAGAGTAGATTCAAAAACAGGAGATATTTACAGACGTTCTGACAGAATAAATTATGCAGATCGCGCAAGAAAACGTCCAGAACGCGGTGAAAACGCTAATCGGTTTGAGGGTGACTACTTTGCTCCTGCCCCTGATTATGAAAGAGAACACCAAGTCAGTAATGACGAGTACTGGAATGGTATGAAATATCAACGTCGTGAACGCATAGCTGATAACCAGCAAATGACAAAAGATGTTCGTAACATGAAAGATGTTTTACAGAGAAGAAAACGGGCACAACAGTTTGTAGACAATTCACAAGCAGAACAAGATGCTAAAATAAATAAGCTAAAAGCAGAATACGAACGTCGAATTGATTCCCTAAAGAAGTATTATGATGATGCAAATCAAAATTCAAAATCTAAGATTGACAGGGCAAACAATGAAATTGATGCTCTTCTGAAAAGAGGGGAAACTTAAATGCTCATATATGAAAAAGACGGCGCCCTGATGTTCATCTTAGAACAAGGAACACAAGAAAATTTAGATTTATCGAATCCTGATATTACTCTCACAAAGGAGTCTGGTAAAGTTGAAATTCTAATCGGGAGTAAGGCTATAGACACTAACGGAGCTCTCAAAGTTACTCCCACAACAGCAAATATTACAGCCGGAGGAAGTACTGTTAAACTTACAGCAAGTAATGTGACAGGAACTCTGAAGTGTATTAAGAAAGCTGAAGGATCAACGTCTACAGGGCTAACTAAAACAATTAGTGGTAATGAAATCACTGTAACCGCAACAGCAAATGCAACAGCGGGCACATGGATTTACACTGTTTCAGATGACAATGATTCTGTTGATGTTACATTTACTGTGACAGCTGCTCCAGAACCCTGATAATACAAAATAGACTTATAAGAGGTATTTGACATATGTTTATATATGAAGGAAAGAAATTAGTTAACGGTGTTGAAGTTGAGTGCTTGAACATTATGTTTCAGAAGAGCCAGATGCCAACGTCTGGAACTCCCGATGTATCCATCTATAAAGACAACACAGATAAGGTTCATATTCAAGTAGAAGGAACTGACATCAATACTTAAAATAGACATATCAAAGGGGCAAGTGTTATACCTTGCCCCTATAAGCATATATGTTAAGATGTGAGGTGAGTATAATCAATGACACAGGATCAAGTTCGTGACGAAGTCACATTGATGCTCACAGGTCAACTACTTGAATTAGAATTAACCCCAACTACTGTAGATAGCATCATAACTAGCTCTCTACGAGAATTACAACGCTACATAACTAGTACAAAGATTGTAACTATTCCTTTTAGTCGTTGTATTGACTTATCGGATCCAAAGCAAACTAACGACAAAAAAATCTATGTCAGTAATGTATTTAGAGTTTATCGTACTGAAGGGTACGGAGAGGCTAGTACATCGTTGACAAAGGCCGTAGATCCGATGCAAGCAGCACAGTGGCAGTTAATCTCGGGAACAGGTAACATGAGAGGCTTTCAAGATTATATGCTGAATTATATGTCGTATAACACGATTCTTCAGATGAGAAATACGACTAGTACGGATCTGGCATATATATACGACAGGGACTCACAAAAATTGTATATAAATGTTGCAAGTAATGCTCCAAGTAATATAACTGTAGAGTATATACCAATCTATCAAGATGTGTCTGAAATCACTTCAGATTATTGGACGGATGTTTTGATACGGATGGCTGTAGCTAAAACAAAGATTGTAGCAGGAAGAGTTCGTAGCAGGTATACACAGTCAAATGCAATATGGACGCAAGACGGTAGAGACATTCTGGCTGAAGGAACCTCCGAGCTACAAGAGTTAAGACAAACGTTGTCGTCAAACACAGCCCTTTTCTACAATGCGGTTGATTGATGACGTCGGATAATTATTCGGATAAATAGACGAGGAGATTTAATAAATGAATTATCTGAGCGAAGCTTTCAAGAAATTAGACTTTCTTACGGAAGAAGACTTTTCGCTATATAATACTGACTCCATTGACGATATGGGGCAACTTTTAGCAGACCCTGGTACTCCCGCCCAAGACGTAATTGATCCAGAAGCGGAGACTGAGGATGAATTGCAGGATACTTATATTGGGAAAGTAATTCTTCACTGCCCTGTTTGTAACTCCATGGTATACAAGAAGCTGGAGGATATTGTTAAGGACGACGTAGAAGAGCTTGTCAATGTTGGTGAAGAATGCCCCTACTGTTACACTTCTGAGGGCTTTAAAGTAATTGGTATTGTAAGCCCGTTTGAAGGAACAGAGGATAAAGAAGATGAACAGGAAGATGAGAAGGAAGATTCTTCTGAAGAAGAAGCAGAAGTTCTTGCCCCTGTTCCCGAAGAAGTAGCAGACGACATTGACGATACAGCGGAGGACTCACATCCTGCAGACGACGAAGTAGATTACGACGTTGAAGATTTTGATTCAGATTCTTTTGATGAGCTAGGCGAAGCTTATCTTAAAGCAGTTTATGAAAACGTTAGCTCATATAAAACAACCGACGTTTCTTCACAAGGAAACACATTAGTTGTTGAAGGCCTGATTAAGTTCAACTCTGGAAAGATGAAGCCTACAAAGTTTGTCTTTGAAACAAAAACCGCAACAAAGAATAACAAGTTACGTTTCATTGGCGAGAATAAGAACATTACCAGAGGTCGTAAAGCATTTACCCTTACAGGTACACTTAACGAGAATAAATCATTCATTACCGAAAGATTTAATTACAACTATATGACAAAGAACGAAGCTGGTAAATCAACTAGAATTTACGGGACTTTAAAAACTAATTCTCTTACAGAAGCTCAAGAAGTTAACCTGTCTGAAAAAGGAAACAGCATCAATAAGCTTCTTCTTGATAACAAGGAAACAATTGACGGTGCAGCTTCTAAAGAAGAGCTGATAAAGGCTTGTCAGGACATTCTCGCTGATAAGGGCGGGGCAAAGGCACAGCAGTTCCTTCAGGTTCTTAAAGCAAAGAAAAATCATTACGCAGCTTTGAAATATGTGTATGATTTTATTCTTGCGGGCGAAGGTCAACGGTCTCCTGACTCCAAAAGAAAAACAGGCGCCAATTCTAAGTGACGTTAACTATTTACAAAGAGATTTTAATTTAGTAAGGTAGGTGTTATAGATGACCCCGTATGATGAAAATTATGGGTTATTAGTTAATTCTAATACAACACTACATCGTATGTATTTCAAAGAAATGGCAAAACTTCTTGGAATACGTGTTATCTATAGAGCTCCTGCTAAAGATAAACATTATACAACATATGCTGAAATAGAAAGTAATTACCAAAAGCCTATGTTGGAATATTGCATCTTTGAAGACCACCCATCACAACAAACATTGAAGAAATTAGGTTGGGTATCTGAATTACAAGATACAAGCTCTATTATTCATGTTAGATATGACTTGCCGGATTTACAACAAGGAGCTTTATTTGTTGTTCCGGGGGGACTTGATAACAGTGAAGGTAGATTGTTTAGAGTAATAAAGATTTCAAACATTATGATTTTTCCCTCTTCAGTAGCTTGTGAAATCGCTCCAGAGTATGAAGACACACTAGTGAAGACGGAAATTGAAGATTATTCTGATTCAAGTTTCAATCTTCTAAATCAGGAGAATGATTCAATGTTTGAATACCCAACATTTAACGAGGAGGGTAAATGAGCGTATATCTGTATGACGATGCTTTACTAAGTAAGATAAAGTATTGGACAGAAAAAACAAACCTCCACGTATATGGTGTTGATGAAATTAGAGACCTTTTTCAAGTTGTTGCAGATGAGACTAAGGACAGCCCTATAAAACTTCCAATACTTACAGTAACAAGACCCAAGGGGTATACAATATCAAATACAAACAAGAAGCCCACAACGTATAACGGCATAAAAGTTGTTCAAGGAGAAAAGACAGCTTCTATGTTAGCTCAGGTACCAATAAATATTCAGTATCAATTTGATGTATATACTCGGTATCAAAAAGAAGCTGATATGTACATGAGAAATCTTGTATTTAATATTATCAACTACCCCACCCTAAGCATTATCATTCCGTATAGGGACATAAATTTCAAACATAACGCCAACATACGAATTAACTCTGACGTAATGGATACATCAAATACTTCTCTTCGTTTATTCAACGGACAGTTTACTAGATTATCTGTTACAGTAAATATAGACGACGCTTATCTGTGGGATCTTCGTGTAGCAAATAATCTTACAATTGAAGATGAAAATATGTTATACGTAAGAAACCCGGACGAGAAAACTTTTATTAAAGAAACAATCAATATAGATTAAGGAGACAATAAATGGCTCTCAGAATAAATATTTCTGAAAAGGACTTAACACAATCAGTTGAAGCCCTTTCTAATACAGACATTGTTTTTATCCCTGGATTGTCTTCTGTAAAAACCGTTGAACAGTATGCTCCTGTTGCCTGCAGCACGCTTTCAGAGTTCTACACCGCCTTCGGTTCTTTCCCGGTGTTGTTTAATGCAGCGTCTGCTTATGACGTGTTTGGCGAATCAAAAGGTTTTGCAACAAACGCTGTTCCCGCAGAAGGTAATCTATTTGATGCAGATGAACCTGATCCGTCTTGGATTTATGCAGCCAAGCTTCTGTCTCAGGGATTACAGGTTGTCTATTGTAAGATAAATACAGATGAGCAGATCAATGAAAATGGTAAGTTTACAGGAACTGCAAAAGACCTTTATGCTCAACTGTCAACACTGTACGCAGCCGCTACAACAAACCTAATTAGTAAAGGCGACTTTGATTTCAAGTATCTGACCTCAGGCGGATATCCTGTATTCGAGTACGAGACTAACAGTATTGTTATCGATATGCTAAGTATCTGTGCCACTCGTGGAGATGCTGTTGCTCTCATTGACCATACGGATAATCCCGGAAGAGCACTAAGTGCATCAGCAACAACCTCTGTTGTTTACGCACTGAATAATACCTACTCAAATAGCTTTACTAACGGTGCATTCGGAGCAATGTTTACTCCTTGGGCGATTTATCCACAAGCAGTTTACACGAACGACAACTATTCCGCAGTAAGTCTGCCGGGCTCTTTTGCTTACCTGACATCTCTTGCTCAATCACTTCAAACCAACTATAACTGGAATGTCGTGGCGGGTGTTAGCAGAGGACTTGTTCCGGGACTTAAAGAACTACATACAAATGAAGTGTTGACAAATGCTATTGCAGATGGCTATCAGAATTTTGGTACTAGCACATCTCTTAACGGCATCTATGTTAACGCCATCACTCGTATTAAGCCTTATGGATATTGCATCTGGGGTAACAGAACTCTCAGACAGAACGGCACATTAGGCCTTCAGGCAATGTCTTATCTGAATCTTCGTAACCTTACGTGTGATGTTAAGAAGCAGATTTACACTGCTTGCATCAATCTTCTGTACGAGCAGAATACCGCTACACTGTGGACAAACTTTAAGTCTTATCTGACTCCGCTGCTTGACCAGATGGTTTCTGGTAGTGGAATTTCTGGATATAGAATTATCCGTAATACTTCCGACAGTCCGACGAAGATTAGCGCATCGATTCGCATTTATCCGATTTACGCTGTTGAGAGCTTTGATATCACGGTCTATATGACCGACGATGACGTGACTGTGGCGTAACGGGATAAGGAGGATAGAATAATATGAGTATCAAATACAATCCCAGTACAGTTGATGTTAGCTCCAATTTTGCTATCGGTACTTACAATCTTGCAGACAATCCGAACCTATACGAAATTGCTCGTTCTAATAACTTTGAGTTTTTAATCTCTGATTTTGACAACCTTCAACCTGCTAGCAGTAATGACAGTAACATGACGAAGCTGCAAAAGGGTCAAGAGATTATTCGTATGTCAGTTACTAGAGCCTCTGTTCCTCACTTCACTCAAGAAGTAATTCAGGTTCGTAGAGGCAACAACCTCCTGAAGTACGCAGGAGTCCCGACATTCGGAGAAGGAAGCCTGATTGTAAACGACTATATCGGAGCTGGAACAAAAGATTATTTGATGGCATGGCAGAACCTTTCCTACAATGTAATTACAGAAAAGGTTGGCCTGGTTCAGGACTACAAGAAGAATTGTACGCTTATTGAGTATAGCCCTGATTATCAAGTTGTTAGAAGCTGGACACTTTACGGTTGCTGGATTAGCGGTCTGTCAGAAGACGACTTTGACAGCGACAATGGCAACTCTGCTCGTAAAGTTTCTGCAACAATTCAGTATGACCACGCTAAGTTGGACGCTGACATCTAATTAAATTGTATAAAGTAATAGGGACAGTCATGAAAATGATTTCCTTAGTGGATTACCTATTATTTTATATATCAAGATAACGTTATAAATTGTTAAGATAACATTTGACATTACTGATATATAAGATAATTTATTTAACTAAATATTATTTTATATGGAGAATGGTCAAATGAATCAAAAAGATTACACAATTCATCAGACTTTTACTCTTCCTAGTGAAGGTAAAATATATAGTGAACTGGTAGGCCCAGACATCACACTTCGTTCTATGACAACACAAGAGGAGATGAAACGACTCTCTCCTTCTGATATGCCATATAAGAACATTTGTGAGATTATCGACGACTGTATTGTTTCTCCTTGTAACATTTCAAGTCGCGATATGTGTCTTGCGGACTACCGATTTTTGTTGTATATGCTTCGTGTAGTTACATATGGAAATAACTATAAGCTAAGCACAACTTGTCCTTATTGTGGATGCGGTAATGTAGATACCATAGACCTTACAAAACTACCGTTAAAAGCATACAACCAAGAAGAGGTTTCAAAGTACCTTTCGTTTGAACTTCCAATGACGAAAAGTAAGATTGAAATATATCTACAGACTCCTCGTATGGTAGACAGTGCTCAGTATAACGCAAAGGAGTATCGGAAGAAGAGCGGACAAACAGTTGACTACACAACGGTATTTACAATTCAAGAGTTGATAAAGAGTATTGATGGATCTCCCGTAAACCCCGTAAAGATTACTGAATGGGTAAAGAATCTTCCGATGGCAGACACCAATACGATACTTGTATACGCAGATAAAGCAAACAGTTCGTTCGGTGTAGACAACACGCTCCATTGTATGTGCGATGTATGCGGTCTTGATTATAACGTCAGCTTACGAGCTGACAGAGAGTTTTTTCGACCCTCTCTGGATATCTGAAAAGGAGAATAAGTTATATGCCCCAGTAAGATTTAGAGACATCGTAAATGAACGTTATCTGATTTCAAAGAATACACACACTTCATATAACGACACACGAGACATAACACCTACAGAAAGAGAAATTCTGTTACAACTGATTATTCAAGATTTACAGCAGCAACAGGAATTGATTGAGAAACATAAACGAGAAGCCGCAAGCAAGAATAAACGTTAGCCACGGCAGGTGATATATAGATGGCCTTTAGTGTAGACGATTTTATGGCTCAAGTAGAAGCCTCCAACCAACGAAAAGCTGCTGACTTTGCTTCAGAAGCTAAGACACAACAAGTGATTAACGAGGCGTTGGCAGAACAGGCAAAGCTACAAGAAAAGATTGGTAAAACGTTGACAGATACGCAGAAGTTTGAAATAGAGCGTGCTGTTAGAGCTCGTCAACGTTATCGGATGGCAAACCTTGAGCTAAATCAACAGGCTGCAATAAATAAACAGAATATAGAATACTTACAGAACCAACAGAAACAGCAACAGCAAAAAGAGTACATGTTAAGGTTACAAAGAGACCAAGTAGAAGATGAAAACCAACGTATTGAAATAAATGAGAAACTAAAACTTTTAGGACAAGAGTCTCTTAATACACAAATACTACTTGAAAATGCAAAGTCACGTCAAGTAAGAATAGATGAACATATAGCAAAAGGCGCGCAGGAGAATGCAACAAGAGCTGAACGGTTTGCTAATGCTCAACAACGGGCCAATAAGTTTGTAGAGAAGCAGAAAGAAAATCAGAAGCTCCATCAGCGTATCCTTCGTGAAAACCAAGCAATTATTGAAGACACTGCTAGTACTGAAGAAGAAAGAGCTGCTGCAAGGGAACGTATTGCTCAAGAACAAAAGGACAACGATAACCGAAATGCATCAGCATTAGCAGAGTCCGGGTTCTCATCTGCAAGTTCCGCAGAAGGACTTTCGACCTTTGGTAAGATTCTTGATGTTGTGTCAGGTATCAGCAAAAAAATGTCACAAAACTTTACTCAAGCAGCAAACTTCCAGAACCAGTATATGGGTAAAGTTGATGCTCGGTTGCAGAGTGAAGAGGCTCAAACAGGGTTCTTTAAACAAATAACAGACGATGTTCAGAATACAATTGGTGCAAGCAGATTTGTTTCTCAGAAAGAATTACTACAAAATGTTGCAAAGTTAACTGAAAATGGCATTGCTTACAACATAGAACAAAGAGCTATGTTAGCTACGTTGTCAGACAAAATGGTGACAACCTTTGATGTTCTTGACAATACTTTGCAACGTATGATTCGAATTCAACAAGCAGACCTTACAATGTCACAGTTGGGTTCAGAAGCTCAATTAACAAAATTCTTAAACAGCCAATTTGAAGATACATCATATCTTAACACGATGTATGATAGCGTGTTAGCTGCTTTAACAGATTCCATCTCAAGTATGGATAAGAATAATGCTACATCATTTACATACGCGGTGCAAAAATGGCTTGCATCTTTGTATAGTGTAGGATTATCAGACCAGGCTGTTGCCTCGATTGCATCCGGCATCAACGCGCTTGCATCAGGCAATATAAATACCTTGAACAGTAACCAACCACTATCCGTTTTAATGAATATGTCAGCGACGAATGCTGGTCTGTCATATTCTGATTTGTTAACGCAGGGATTGAATGCTTCCAATGTTAACGATTTAATGCGTTCGATGGTTGACTATTTAGGAACAATTGCAGAAAATACAACAGACAATCAGGTATTACGTTCACAGTGGTCTGATGTTTTAGGAATAACATTAACAGATTTAAGAGCTGTTAGTAACCTTACAAACAATGACATTTCTGCTATATACAGGTCAAATACTACATATGACCAGTCGATAAATGAAACGAAAAATCAACTTCAAACAGTAGTAGGAAGAACTGCTGCCTCTGAAAGAGTACAAACCATGGCAGACAACTTCATGTTTAACTGGGGAATGAACATGGCACAGAATGACGCCCAATACATGACGTGGTACGCTACACAGTTTGTAGACCAATTGTTAGGTGCTGTAGGATTACAGAACAGTACAGTTGGTATGATTACTAAGGTTATTAGTGCTCTTCCGATGCTTTCGAGCTTGTCTGAAACCCTTGGTGATATTTCTAATACTAGCTTTGCTTTCAACACGAGCGGCGGAGGCATAATGGGTGTCCTCGGCTCTTTAGGAAATATATTAACTCTTCCGTTTAATATTGCCAGTGCATTAGGATCAGCTGTCGGTAATATGTTTGACACGATGGCAGGCCAGAATAAATCTCTTATGGGATTTGACTGGGATCCGTTCACAATGAGAGGAACCGACTATACACAGGGTATTAGAGGCGTTACATACTCTGGGGGTGTTGGAGGACTAACCGGTAGCTACAGATCTGCACAACAGAGTTACAATGATGTTGTCATTACTGGGTCTACATTCGGATATGAAGCACCTGTCGTAGAAGGACTTAGCTCAAGTGCTTACTACAATACAACAGGAGCAAGCAGTACAATAAATAACTTGGTAACCAACGCTACAAACCTTGCAAATGCAACAACAGCAATTACAGGAATGAGCGAGCAGATAAATACAGGTGCCAATGATATTTACAAAGAGCTATTTGAAACACAATCAAATCCGATTAGAGTAAAGTTGGCAGAGTTAGAAAAATCTTCATTCGACCAGCTTAGTAACTTAATACTTCAACTAGACCCCGAAGGAATGAAGATTCTTTTACAACAGATTCAGAACACAATTCCAACAAATGACAACAGTGCAACCTATATGATGCAGATACTTGACACAGTTAGGAGATTATAATTATGAGTGAGTACTATACTAACACCATTGAGAGTAAACTGATAAAAAACTTACTCAGTAATACTCCTCTTCCGATTTGCGACACAGTACGGGAGGGAGATTATATTCTTTCTCCCTTTATCTACATAAATAGATGCAACATATTTAAATGTACAAAGAGTGGTCGATTCGCTGAAGATGCGGAAGTTCAAGTATTACAGCACTACTCTTTTGGGGACTATTATCCAAAGTTTACAGAACGTTTCAACTCAGACAATCTGTACTACGATGTAAAAACACATCGTCAATTAGGAAATTATCTGCGAACTATTCGAGATTGTTTCAATATAGACTTGATGCCGTTTTACAACTGTTGGGGAAAACAGTACATTTCTAATTACTATATTGACTCAACGGGAGTTGTACAAGGTGATAACTCGTCATATAAAGTGGCAATGGTTCCCATAAAGTTTAACCGAAAATATACAATCGCAGCTGACTCTAGTTCCGCTGTAATGATTGCCCCAATATATCAAGAAAATAATCAGCTTGTTCCTGCATGGTCGGGTTCAGTTTCATTTGACTTGACCAGCGACCTTTGTTCTCGTAATGAGTACGTTAATGTGCACAAAGAGCTGTCTTGCTCTTTCAAACGTCCATTCACTGTAGAGGTTAAGAATCATGAAGGAGATAGAAACGCAAAGGTACATCAACGTAATGAAAAATTCTTATACCTTCTAATTCAGTTTATGTCTACTGTAGAGACTAGCCTTATGGTACTTGAAGGAGACTACACAAACCTTTCTTGTAATGAAATTTACAACTTCGAGCCTGTGTTAGATGTGTCGTATGACGATAAAGTAAAGCAAGAAAAGAATGATATTTCTCCTCCTGAATTGGACAAGATGATGCTGACCGAACTCGATTTACTACAATTCAGTAACAAAGAACAACGTCCGTTTTCAAATAGACTGATTGAGTATCTGCTTAACAATGTGATTACTCCAAGAGATGAATGTTCTCTCGACATAAAGATTGCTCAACGAAATAGAATGACACAAACAGGTGTTTGGGATAATAATCTACGAAGAGCTGTTTATAGAGACTATCTTTTAAGTAAACACACAAGAAAAATTGACATCACCGGCTATGTTGATAAAGATGTCGAAAATGCAATAATGAAAGGATACATGTAATGGCTGTAACATATAATAATCGATATAGTAGATATGTCATGCCAGACAACTATCTGTATCTATATCATGTGCCAAATAACAAAGGAACAATGGGTGTATGTATTTTGCTGCCAGCTTACGCTGACTCAGTAACTGATACCCAGAATGTTAACTTCAACTCGTCTACACCCCTTGCAAGGTCTGCCCCAATCTATTCTTATTCCAGTTCAGGTCCTCGTACCTTACAGGTATCATTCAATCTACACAGAGATATGATGAAGCAGATCAACTACGGTGTTAGCACAGCGATGATTGAAAATAACAGCAATGACGACTATACAGACCTTTTGATTAAGTATATTCAAGCAGCCGCCCTTCCTACATATGAAGTAGCAAAGAAGATGGTAAATCCTCCTCAGGTTGCTTTAAGACTGGGTCAAGATTTGTTTATAAAAGGTGTTATAACAGGCTCTGTAGGTGTTACGTATCGTTATCCAATTCTAAGCGATGGTAAGTATGCATTAGTTGATGTCGCATTTGGAGTAACTGAAACAGAACCCTACGATGCCCTTATAGCTGCACAAATGGGCAGCTCCAGAGGGCTAAACACATCTCTTGCAAGAAATCTGTACGTAGCAGCACAGCCCTTTTCTGCTTATTCTAACCCGAGATGAGGTAGCGGTTTATGGATAAATTAACTAACAAAACGTATAAGAGTTATAAAAGAGTTTCTAGATATAGCTCATTTCCTTATTACTATAACAAGTCAGATGGAAAATATATCTACGGAACTACAAGACACCTTGACAAAACAACTCCATATACAGCATATGTTGTAAAAAAGAATGACACATATGACTCTCTATCTCTTGCTTTTTATAACTCTCCTGTATACTTTTGGGCAATATGTGATTTCAATAACATATCGGACCCATTTAAAAAGCTTGTTGAAGGAAGTACATTAAATATTCCAATTCTGTCGAGTATTGAATTTCAGTGAGGATTAGCCTATGCAAGTATATCAAGACATTGAGGGCGGCGGACTAAGAGCTAACGCTGTAAACAGAACAAATCAAACAGTTGAACAACAGATATGGTCATTCTTCCGGTCTAAAGGATACAGCTCAGAAGGCATCGCCGGTATCATGGGCAACTTCCAAGCAGAAAGTGCACTTATTGCAAACAATGTTCAAAACGGATACGGTTGGTCTGATGCTGACTATACTCAACAGGTAGATAGTGGAGCATACTCTAAAGACAGATTTGTTCACGATTCTATAGGATACGGACTTGCTCAATGGACTTGGTGGACATATAAAAGAGACCTTTATGAGCTTGCAAAACAACGTGGTACTTCAGTTGGAAATCTTGACACACAGTTAACCTTCGCTGACAATGCTTTCAGCAATGCATCTTGGGGAAATCAATTAAAGAGAGCTACGGACGTTCGTGCTGCTTGTGACTTAGTCCTTGAGCAATATGAACGTCCTGCTGTTTATAATTACGACACTCGAAGAGCTCATGCTTATGCTTTTTACAATAAGTACAGCGGATACACTGCTCCATATACATCTTCAACAAATTCATTATATGGAACAAGTCAGCCAACTGCAACAGACAAAGCAATCCAGTGGGCAGTTGCTCAGTGTAACAAGGGTTACACATATAGCATGACAAACAGATGGGGGCCCACCTCATATGACTGCTCCGCATTTATTATTTCTGCATGGAACAAAGCAGGCGTTCAAACAGGCGCTTCTTATACAGGCGACATGAAACGTTGTTTTGTAGCGAATGGGTTCACTGATGTTCGTTCCATGGTAAACATTGATAATGGAACCGGAATGCGAGCCGGAGACGTCCTTGTCTGGAACGCTACTGGCACATCTGGTGCAGGAGCTAACGGACATACTGCAATGTTTATTGGCAATGGCAGAATGGTCGAATGTACTCCAACTGGAATAGCAACTAGAAATTACTACAGAGAATGTTCTTGGCAAGTTGTTCTTCGTTACAGAGATGCAGCTACAGGAGTTATAGGACCAGAAAATTCTGAGTCAACAAGTTCGTCACTTGAAAATGCTTTCAATGAGGGTGTTAATAAGTTAGGCAACGCAATAAGCGGAACTATTGACAACTGGAAGAAAACAATCTCCAACATTGTAAGTAAACAACAATTTGATAATGACACTGATTTAAATAAAAAATACTCTTCTTATGCAGAGTATGTTGAAGCACAACGTAGGTTAAGAAGTGCGGGACCTGTAGACGAAGCAGAAGTTGTGAGAAGAGTTACAATAAATGAAACTCCTACAAACATTTCGACACAGCGTTCTACAGGACTACTAAGTGTAGGTACGTTTGTTGAAAGTCCGTTTATCACTTTACAAATAGGAAACTACACATTTGGTACATATAAATATAGAAAGTCTGAAAATACCGTTAAGGTTGATTATCCTAACTATATGCAAAGTATCAATATAGTAAAAGTAAATGGCACAGTAAATCAGTATACAATCAATATGGTATATCAGATTGAACCTGGTCAAGACCCAAATTTACTGGACAAGATATTCAGTAGTGTTGGCTATGGTAAAATAAAAATAAGCTATGGTGATTACAGTTCTCCATCATTCATATTCAGAGAAGAAGAAGCTATCATAACTAAACTGACTTCAAACATTGATTTTTCTTCTTCTAGAATAACATATACTCTGTTCTGTACTAGCAATGCTTTACAATTAGCGTCCCGTTCTTATAACTTCCCAGGAGTTGTTTGTAAGCCTAGTGACAAGATAATTGAAATTCTGTTTTCTGAAAAATACGGCTTGCGACAAGTCTTTACTGGAATGAAGAATAAGACGATTGCTAGAAGACTTATAGCTGGTGACGACAGAGAAACACATCTAGAACCTAAAGAGGGAATGAGCCCGATAACGTATCTAAATTATCTCGTATCGGAAATGTCCCCTTCTGGTGACCAGACTACGTCTTTAGGAAAGTCTACATATCACCTAACCATTGTTGATGATATAACAAACGAATACAATGGACCATATTTTAGAGTTGTAAAAGTTACAGCAGATGCTTCTGCTGAATCGTTAAGCGGCTCTGATGTATATGAAGTAGATGTTGGGTATTCTGGATATGTAGGAGACACACCAAGTAACTATGTTATGAATTTTCAGATAGAAAATGATGATTCATGGAGCCTACTATACAAATATTCTCAACAGATTCCTACAGAAGATTATGTGTACAACATAGACAACGCAGGAAATGTTACAACGGAATACTCACCTAACTCAACAACCTCCAGCAGATATCATAAAACTACTCAGGCACAGAAGACTTGGTGGACACAGATGACACAGTTTCCCGTCACAGCAAAGTTAACACTTAAAGGTCTGTTACGTCCTGCGATGTTAATGAGCTATGTTAGAATAAACTCTTTGTTCTATGGTCAACGTCACGTGTCTAGCGGATTGTATGTAATAACAAAGCAACAAGATATTGTAGATGCAAGTGGTTACAGAACAATTCTTTCGCTAACAAGAATTACAGGTGACAATACCTTAACCTTTACCACTTCCAACTAAGAGGTGATTTAGTTGAGCGTAAAAGTTATAAATACGCAACGTATTACAACAATACTTCAAAATAAGAATAAAATAATAGATTATGTATACTGCCCTGCTTTCACTCCGTATTACTTTGATTCAAATCTGACAAGATTTGCAGGGCAGTTAAGTTCTGACACAGCATGTCAACAGATAAACACTTACTACGGAAAAGTTTCAATAGGAACGGGAACCTTCTTTATTAACAGTAACACAATTAAAGTAAGGACATTTTAAAGAGAGGGCTAGCATAGATGTTACAGAAAGCAATTATCGAGAAAAAATTAGACAAGTATTCCATGAAGGTTCGGATACCCGTATATAATAAAGTAAAGTCCGATCCTACAGCTACCCCTACAAATGAATTATACACAGCTACAATCCAAACCTTACCCGGTTGTAGCCCTAACTATCAAGAGGGCGATGTTGTTATTGTTGATTTTGAGAATGACGATCTTTCATTCCCAATCATAATTGGATTACTTTATCGTGAACATATGCCTCAAGGGTCTACAGACATCACAGCAGATTCTCTTGTAGTAAATGTAAATACAAATCTTTCTGAAAATACTCTGATAGGTGAAGTCACTCCGGACTCTCTGAAAAAGCTAAACGACAAGTATTCCAACAATGTAAAAGCAATTTCAATTCAATATTCACTCTCCAACTATCAAGACCATTACGACAGTTTTAGTAATTGGTCAGAGCAAGCACCACAGTATTGGCCAGGAAAGTTTATGTGGCAAAGAACCACTGTCACATATGAAGATGGAACTATCATGCGTAGTATGACCTGCATACAAGGAGCACAAGGTTCTGCAGGTTCAGGTGCTACAATTGAAGAAACCTATGTTAAATATGCTATAAGTAGTAATGGCACAACTCCTCCGGATATTACACAAAGCGGAATATGGTTTCCTAATCCGCCTAAAACAACAGACGTTAACCCTTACTTATGGTCATGGACATACACTAGATTTTCAGATGGTAAAACAAATAGCGCATTTGGTGTTTCCCGTGTAAGTACAAACTCCGCAATAGTATATCTATATAAACGTTCCACCAATGAGATTACAGCAATTGATTGGACGGAGAATCTTACATACGATTTTGATAATAAAAAATTAACTGCAGCACCATCAGGCTGGGGCGAAGAAATCCCGTCGGGCTCAGAGCCTTTATACGTCACAGCGGCAACTGCAAGCTCTATAACAGCTCAAGCGACTATTCCTCCGGCAGAATGGTCAGTTCCTACCTTATTTAGTACCAGTGGTCTTAATTCCAAAACAGTTCTCTTATACAAGCGTTATGGAAGTACTCCTGCAACTCCTTCAACTGCAGTAACCTATACATTCAGTACCGGGGCTATTCAACCTGCATCGCCTGACGGATGGTCGTTAACAATTCCTACTACGGACGGTAACCCTTGTTACGTGACACAAGCAACAGCTATCGGGTATGGAGAAACTTATACCATTCAAAAGAATGCTTGGTCCGCTCCGACAGTGTTAGCTAAAGATGGTAACTCTGATTATATTGACCAGCCTGTGGTAGATTGGTATATTGTAACAAACAATACTAACATTCCAACATCTCCTACAGCGGACATTGAAGTAGAAACCGAGTGGACGGGTCTTGGCTGGACTCAGGATATGAGTTCTCTTGAACTTTCTGCAAGCAATAAATACTTGTGGAATGCAGAGGTTACACATTATACTATATCTGGATATATAAAAACAAGTCCTCATATTATAACAACCTTTGCAGAAACGGGGAAAGGTATTCAAGACGTAGAAGACAAGTTTGCCTTGAACAATGACCCTGAAAATCCTCCTGCCAAAGGTTCGGCAGTTTGGGGAGATAGCCCTATTACTCCTACAGCACAGAATAAGTATTTGTGGAAGTATGAGATTATTCACTATACAACAGGAGACAGTAAAGAAACAACTCCTACAGTAATCTCGATGTATTCTGCACCTGGTGAGGAGGGTGCTCCTGGATTAAGTGCAGCTGCTGTTTTTCTTTATCAGCGAGCTACATCTGCCAGTAGTATTACAAAGCCTACAGGAACACTAACATATACATTCGCAACAGGAACCTTGTCAGGACAACTTGGTGATTGGAAACAATCAATTCCTGCATCAAACGGAAATCCTTGTTTTGTTATACAGGCGACAGCCATAGGCACAGGCGAGACGGATACAATTTCTCCGTCTGAGTGGAGCAGTATTACCGAGCTAGTTTCCGATGGTAAAAATGGTACAGACGGTAAAGATGGCGAAGCAGGCATTGGAATTAAAACAACTACCATCGAGTACGCTGTTTCTGACAATGGTGTTCAGTTTCCTCAATCAGGTTGGCTGGCGGACATTCCAGAAGTTGCTCAAGGTAAATTCTTATGGACAAGGACAACCATTGAGTATACAAATAACACATCTTCCGTATCTTATTCTGTAAGTAAGAATGGCGTAAATGGTACTGACGGTAGTCCGGGTGCTGACGGTGTAGGCATCAAACAGACAACAATTTCATATGTTGTTTCGGATAGTGGAACTGACATTCCACAAACAGGTTGGAAGGACACAATTGATGCCACGGGGTCGGGTCAATACTTATGGACACGAACAGTCATTGAATACACAGACGATACAAGCTCCACCTCATACTCAGTAAGCCGAAATGGTACTAATGGTATTGACGGTAAGGACGGAACTGACGGTAGAAACTCTGCTGTTGTATATCTTTACAAGAGAGCTGAATCCGCAACTATTGACTGGACAAACGATTTAATATACAACTTTGACACAAAGTCAATAACCAATGTTCCTAAAGGTTGGTATGAAGAAATACCGTCTGGCACAGCTCCAATTTTTGTAACAGCAGCTACTGCGTCTTCCAACACCAATAATGATTCAATTCCGTCGTCTGAGTGGGCAACACCTGTTATACTTGCACAAAATGGACAAAATGGTCAAGACGGCGCACCAGGAACTGATGGTACAAACGGTCTGAATACTGCTTCTATATTTCTTTATAAGAGAGCTTCTACAGATACGGGATTGACTAAACCTACAGCCAATTTAACGTATACTTTTGCTACAGGAGAAATATCAGGAAATCTTGCAGGATGGTCAAGAACAATCCCAGCATCTGATGGAAATCCGTGCTTTTCAATTCAAGCAACAGCTGTAAGTTCTGAAGCTACTGATACGATACTCCCGTCTGAATGGAGTTCAATTGTTAAACTAGTTGAAGATGGTGCTCCCGGTAAGGACGGTACTGATGGCACTGACGGAACAAATGGACTAAACACAGCTATTGTTTACCTTTACAAACGTTCGCCCAGTGCAGCAACAATAAACTGGACACAAACACTCACATATAGTTTTACAACAAATAAATTACAAAGTGTTCCAACAGGTTGGCATGAAAGTATCCCAGACGGAACTGACCCCATCTATATGACTGCAGCTACAGCCAGTTCAATAACACTTACCGATACAATTACAAAAGATGAGTGGGCAGCCCCTATACTTTTAGCAAAGAACGGCACAGACGGTCAAGATGGTAAGCCTGGCGATCCAGGAACGTCTGGCTCTAGTGCAGCAACAGTATTTCTGTACAAACGTGGTGCAGATTCCATCTCCGTAACAAAGCCTACAACAAATCTGACATACACATTTGAAACAGGTGTCTTGTCTGGAACATTGGCTGGATGGTCACAAACTATTCCGGGATCTGATGGTAATCCTTGTTTCATGATACAGGCTACTGCTATTGGAACAGGTAGTACAGATATTATCGAACCTTCTGAATGGAGTGAGATAATTAAACTTGTTGAAGACGGCGCACCGGGCCAAAATGGCACAGATGGTAAAGACGGTACAGATGGTACTAATGGCGTTAATACTGCTATTGTATACTTGTACAAACGTGACGCAGCTGCTGCAACTATTGACTGGACTACTACCTTAACTTACAACTTTACGACAAAGAAACTTGTCACAGTTCCTTCAGGATGGAGTTCTACAATCCCCTCTGGAACAGACCCGTTATATGTTACAGCTGCAACAGCAGCATCTGCAGAAAATACAGACACAATTACTCCAGACGAATGGGCAACTCCTGTAATTCTAGCACAGAATGGTCAAGACGGCACAGACGGAACAGACGGTGTAAGTATTACAGCAGTTATAAATTATTACTTAGCAACTAACCTAAGTACAGACGTAACAAGACAAACGGAGGGCTGGACAACAGATATTCAGACAATAAGTCCAGAAAAACCTTATCTATGGAATTATGAAGAAGTTAAGTACAGCAACACCTTGTCAACATATACAGACCCGTGCATCATCGGCACTTATGGCACACAGGGTGAACAGGGTTCTGCTGGTGTTGGAATAACTAGCATTGTTGAGTATTATGCCCTTAGTACTACAACAACTCGACCAACAACGGGGTGGTCTACAAACCTTCCGTCAATGGATGCCACCAATAGATACTTGTGGAATTATTCTGTAATAACTTATACAAATGGCGACACGTCTGGTTCGGTAACAGATGCGCTAATCATTGGCGTATATGGAGACAGCGTTCTGTCTGTAGAAATACAAGCAGATAACGGAACGTTATTCAACGCTAAAGCTACGTCTACAACATTGAGCGCAGATGTTTACCTTGGAGTTAAACAGTTAACAGTAAGTGCTACGGGTGTTGTAAAAGACGGGGCTACAACAATGGGACAGTTAAACTGGTTTGCTAAAGAACGGTTTACTGGAAATGGAACATCAACAACATTTGATTTAGGTCTTGACATTTTAAATGCAACAACAAGTCCTAAAGTAGAAATTACAATAAACGGAACTACTACTACAGAATTTACAGTTGTTGATAAAGATACAATCAAATTTAACACAGCTCCTGCAAATGAAAGTATAATCCTAATTCAATATCTCACATCTACGTCGGACAAAGTTACAGTAACTAGGACTGATGTTAGAGGTCAAGTTGTAATAATCTGTAAAGTTGTATCGTCATCAAAAACATTAGCACTGTCCGAGGTTACAATTAAAGATTTAAACGACGCTAGCTCATTAAAGAGTTGGTACATGTTAACTGTTGACAATGTAACTTTCGTTTCAGCTCCTACGGTTGTATATGATGAAAATGACTCTTCTGTTGTTCCTACAGGTGAGTACAAACATAAAGTTGGTGATACGGAAGAAGTAACCGTGTCGTTTACTTGGCAAGATTCCGCTCCTGTAGTAAATAGCAGTACAGTCAGTAAATTGTGCTATACTTTCCAGATGATTATCTTTTCTGACAATAGCTGTACTGCAGGAACTGTTGAGAGATCTGCTGCATTTGATGCTGGTGTAGTAAGTTGGTTAAGAGCTCAAGAAGCAAAAGATGCTGCTGACAACGCCCAATCCTCTGCTGACAATGCACAGAATACTGCAAATGACGCGCTAGACGGTACACACCAGAATGCAGAAAGTATACAACATGTCCAGCAAACATTAACTGCTATAGACGGTGTGTTGGCTGCAAAGCTAGATACAGTTACCTTCACGCCCTATAAAGAAAACATAGATTCATTTATGCAGTTCGACGTACAGAATAGCACAATGACTCTTGGAAAAGGTAACTTTAAACAACAAATGTCCCCTACAAAGAACAGTTTCATGGAAGGTTCTACTGAGGTAGCATACATTTCTAACCAAGAATTGTATATAAACAATGCTACGGTGAATAACAAATTATCTCTAGACGAACAGTGGGTTATAACATTTGATTCGTCATCGGGCTTAATCATCAAACATCTCTGATCTAATGCGAAAAGGATATGACTTATGAGTACTGTTTCATTATCTTTCTATAAAGCAAGACAGCAAACATCCTGGTACGACGCTTCAACAAACCCAACACTTATGGGTTACAATAATGACAGTTATTATGACCAAGGTGTTGTGTATCAAATGCCAGTTTCAATAACCGCTGGTTATGTAATACAAAAACTAACCTTCAACATAGGAAATATTTCTTCTAGACGTGCATTTGATAATACAAATGTCTATGCGGTTATTTATTCTTATGACCCTACGGGCTCCTTTTCAAACAACACTGCTCCTGCAAATTATACATGGCGCGGATCTGCTTATACTTATATCAATGGTGACTCTGGAACATCCAAAATTTTAGTAGGTGTAGATGTCAACATCACTACCTCTGGAACATATTATTTATTCTTGTCAACAGACAGCGGCTCCCCACTAGATCCGTTTATGAGAGGATCAACAAACATCTCATGCGCAGTAAGTGAAGTTAAGCCTGAAACTCCTGCAACTTCTATCAGTGTTTCTACAACGCTGTATATGGACCAGCGGTTTCAGATTGTATGGAATCCGTCCAGATCAGATTACAAGTATGATGTTTGGTACTCCTTTGTACATCATGGCGGAGCGGAGTTAATCGGCGAAAAAGTTACGGGTGGGACTATGTGGTATACTGCCCCCTCGGACCCTCTCGCAAGCAACATACCGAATACTATTTCAGGATCGTTCAAGATATATGTAGATTCTTATAATAGTAGCGGTGCTAAAGTGGGAGAAACTTCTTCGGAGTTCACGTTGAGCATCCCGACTAACAACCGAGCCCCTACATGTACTGACGGCTGGGCTTCTGCCAGTTATGAGGTCAAAGCAGGAAACTGTGTAGCGGGATTTAGTGAGGTAAAGGCTACACTAGATATAAGTAAAATAACCTGTAACTATGGATCAAAATTGAAAGAAGTTAGAGTAAGCTGTAACTCATTCAATACTAGCGTAATTACATCAGGAACATTCAATCTTGGAAAAGCAATTACCGGTAACAACATCGTAACTGTAACAGCATATGACTCTCGAGGGTTGAGCACAACGTACACTAAAACGATTGTCGGTAAAGCGTACTACCCTCCATCATTTAACAGCCTCTCTGTAATACGGTGCGACGCTTCAGGTAACGAATCATCTTCGGGAACTTACTATGCAGTAATTCCATCAGTTTCGCACACTTCATACGATGGAAATAATGGTCTTTTAATAAAAACTCGTTGGCAAGTTTTTGGAGGAACTTATAGCAGTTATATAGACGTAGAGAACAATGTAAAATCAGCTCCTCAAGGTGGCGGAAACATTGCAACAACATCGTCTTACTTAATCGAAGTATTTGCTATAGACACTTTTTCGCAATCTTCTACGCAAACACGTACTTTAACAAATACAAGTGTTGCTGCAACCCTTAATTTAAAGTCCAATGGCCTTGGAGCTGCATTCTTTGGCCTGTCTTCAAGAGACAAAGAGTTGACAGTCTTTGGAAGATTAGGAGTTACTCCGCCTGTCGATGGAGTAAACTTTACTGCAGGAAGTACTGACGGTGCGCTGTTGATGCCAGTAGGCGGAATATCAAGAGGGGATAACAACGGTATCTATAAAGGAAACGGCGACGGAAACGGATTAGTCCTAGGGAATTCTGATAAGAGTGTATGTAACTTAGCAATAAAATCTTGGTACAGTGTAGGTTTTGTTGACGGGTACAGTGAAAAAGGCATAACAGTGGGCATAGACTGTCGAGAAGGAACTATTGCAGTGAGAAACGGCGTCATCAGAGAAGGAGTAGGAACGTGGGGGATTGGCGGACGATCTGCTGCATTAGTCCGCAACACAACATGGACCGCCGTCGACACATTCTATCCTATTACATCTTGCAAATCATCTACAGGAACATGGGATGTTGGAACTTTAAACGATTCCTATTATTTTAGTTTTGCATCAGATACTGACTTTAATAATAGTAATAATGTGACACAAGCATTTTGCATGAATCAGTTAGGGGACATGCATGTCCCTACAACCGTATTTAGTAGTAACATTAACGCAAGTAACCTCGTTTATACTACCTCAGTTAGCGCAAACTACGTAAATGTAAGAGACGGCGGAATTATTATAGAAAATCTTGGAGCCAGTTCAGGCACTGCAGAGCCTTCTGGTGGGGCAAGTGGAAAATTATATTTCCAGTATTCTTAAGGAGAAGAATTTATGCCGACAGTTAATTTGCCAGTTACAGACGAGGTTGTAGTTACAATGGCGGCTGCCAATGCTAATTACCCTGGAAATAATCATCCGGCGGTGGGTCATTCGGGGTATCCTTGGAACGATGTGTTGGGTAATGGATACATATATTATTACGACTTCTATTTTGTTCTTCCAAGCAATGCTCGTATAAACAGTGTTACTATAACTTGCGGAGTTTCTAACAAATATACTAATAATTACAATACGAACCCGTTAAGGTTCTGGGATAGAAGTACATATGTTTTGTCCAATGAGACTTCTTTTTCTTCTGGGCAGAATGGTTACATACAATGGTCCCCTACAGACGGGTTAATATCAGGACAGGCCCATTATATGCGTGTTGAATTAAACACTAATGGGAATGTGTATTATGGTGTTAATGAAATCACCTATGTTACGGTTACGTGTGATTATACACTGCTTGGAGGAACATGGCTGAATGTTGGAGGAACCTGGAAACGCGTACAGCCTTGGCTTAATGTTAATGGAACTTGGAAGAGAGTTACTATCTGGTTAAAGGTAGGCGATACTTGGAAACGATGTGGATAGCAAAACATTGTATCAATAAACAACAATAGTATATTAGGAGTGTATTTATGGCGTTATATTCTTTAGCTTTTCCTAATATGTTTTCTAGTGAAAGCGTTAACTTATACAAAGATAAACAAGCTACACTAACAAATCTAAAGCTCCTACTTGCAACGGAAGCTACTTCTTTATTCGGAGACCCCGGATACGGAACAAGACTTATGCAAACAATATATTCTCAAAATGATTTTGTATTGAGAGACCTAGTTATTGACGAAATATACACGGCAATTAAGACTTATATGCCGCAGATGCTTGTTGAAAGAAAAGACATTTCGATTATTGCTGAAGATGATAAGTTGTATGCTGAAATAAAAGCTGTTAGTGCAACTGATTATACTTTAGATTTATATAGAATACAACTGACAGACACAGAAGAAATCTAAGCAGTAGAATTGGAGAATGTAGATGAGTATACAAAATCCATTAGGACCTCTTAGTTACACAAACAAAGATTTTGAAAGTGTATACGTAGAGTTACTAGATCTAGTTAAGAAATTAACATATAAGTGGGACCCCTCGGTGTCAAATGAATCTGACCCCGGGGTTATTCTGCTTAAACTGAATGCTTTAATAGCAGACAAGATAAACTATAACATCGACAACAACATTCTTGAATGTTTCCCAGAAACTGTTTCGCAGTTGTCCAATGCCCGACAACTATTTGCACAGTTGGGCTATTTCATGAAATGGTACCGTTCTGCTTCTACCATTATATCTATGAAGTATATAGGAGATACAACAGAAGTACCGTCTTATACAATTCCTAAGTTTACTATGGTAACAGATAGCGAACGGGAAATCATTTATTCTATTATTGGAACGTCTGGCACTCAAGAAATCGACCGGAGCGTTAGCGATGTTCATCTTTTAACTGACGGAACAATTTCTTCTGCAGTTGTTATGGAAGGTGTTGCTACAACTTACTCAATAAATGGCGAAACAAACATCAATGTTTCACATCTGGATACAAAGAATAGGTTGTATTTTGATACCAACATGATAGCAGAGAACGGAATTTTTATAACAAACTCTGACAACACCAATTATAATGAGTGGGTAAAGAAGGATAATCTGTTAGTAGAAGAACCGGGACAGACTATCTATCGTTTCGGAACAACATCAGATGGTGCATATTGCTACTTAGAGTTTCCTGAGGATGCAGAGCTACTATTTAAAAACGGTATCAATATAACATATCTCAGAACAGACGGCCTTGCGGGAAACGTTGCAGCAAATGTACTTACTGACTTCTATTATTCATTTGCCCCTGTTGAAGACACCTCTGTAACAATCAACGCAGACAGAGTAAAGGTAATGAATATCTACAGTGCAGTTGACGGAAAAGATCCTGAAACCATTGAAGATGGATACAAACATTATAAAAGAACTATAGGGACATTTGACACCCTTGTAACATTAAGGGATTATCTGAATTACTTACTCAATTCTGAACTTGTTTCTAATGGTTTTGTTTGCGACAGAACAAACGATTTACAAAATACCTACAACATAGTTACACTTAAAGATAGTATTCTATCATCTGTACATGTTATTGAAAAAGATGCTATTCCTGGGTATCTGTCAGGAACAACATTTTATGCAGGAAAAGTAGGAACAATATACTACAACGCGTATACAGCAGAGCAGATAGGAACATCTTACTGCTACGACCTCGACTCGGGTAAAGTATATAATCTTGTTAAAGGAGCCTTTGACGAAGTTTCTTCAACACCAAACTTTGATGCTTTTTCATTAAAGTTATATCTTTTACAGTATATGCCAGCGGTTACAACAGCTGCTGCACACAGTTTAACATTTAATATGTTAAGTAACAATCAACAGGATACTGTTAAAGATTACTTGCAAGATGTCAAGTCTTTACAACACGATTTTAAAAATCTTGAGTCACCTAGTAGCGTATCGTCACATTTCTGCTTTTTCAAGAATAAGTTTCCGATTGATTGTCGTATTACAACACAGTATCCATTAAGTTCTGTTGAAGCTTCTGACATGATGGGAACCATAAAATCCGCCCTGTATAATAAGTTGAGTTCAAAAGAACTTGATTTCGGTGCAGAAGTAACACTGGAAAAAGTGAAAGAAATTATTCAAGCTTCTGATGCAAGAATAAAAGATGTAAACATGGCAAATATAGAGTTTACTACATATGCTGTGTATTACGATAAGAATTTAGTTGATACGGGATACCCATTTGTTGAAGTAGCAATCAATACTCCGGAAGATAAAGTTGATATATCATATCAGTTTACGAACGAGTCTGTTCCTATTGCTGATCCTCAAGTGTTTATGCGGAAAGCAGGCGAAACAAACTACGAGCCTATTACGTTTGTTTATAGTAGTCCAAACTGGAAACTAAATACAACAAATGTTAATTTAACAGATTATGGTATCTACTTCAAATATGAAGAGACATTTATTGCAACAGCAAATCAAACACAGTTCACTGTAGCTCACGCAGTAAATCGTATAGAGAGTGTCACCCGTAGTAGAGTCGAGTTGTCAGGATCAATCTTTAGTAATAAAGTTGTTACTTTACCGTCCCCGTCATCTACCGGAGTTCCTGTTGTCATTACTTATTGGTCGACTGAAGGATCAAATATTGTAACCGGTGACAAGATTACAGCACGTATTTCTTACAAGACACAGTTTGAAGATGAAATCTATGCTAAGTCTATACTTGCTGGAAAAACTCCGTTAATTATTTCAGGAAATAAATACACACATCGTTTTGACCAGACTTACAACAGCAACCGTCCAAACAATGAAGCACAGGACAAATATGAAGTAAACGATGTTAAATATGTAAGAACTAACGTTGACATAGCTGTTAGCAACACTTCAAATGAGTATACACTCAGAGATAATGAAAGCATTCAGTTCTACTCACCTAACTTGATAGATGCAACAAGTTATTCAAATTATGTTAAGTTTGAGTTCTACACACCAAATGCTTCTAGTAAAGTAATAAACGCTAATACAAACTATCAGCTACTCCCGAATGAATATCTGTTCCTATATTGGAAAGACAGCGATAATAAAGATGCTTATTACAGATTTGCTAGTTATGGTAAAGGTCATATCGTTTGTCCCACATTTGAACTAACTTCTAGTAATACGTCTGTTGGAGGAGCTTTCTTACAGTCAGAAACAGACTTAAGCCCGAATAATTACACTAGTACGGACAACATGGGATATCTAGCAGATCTTTCAAGCGCAGTTGGTCTCAACTTAAATTCTGCTGCAAATATCTTGTCGGGTACAAAAACTGTTGTTATTAAGAAAATAAATGAAGTTACTATTAACTCTTCTGATGGTTGTTATTGTTACTGGATACTAAATGAGACAACTGAAGATTTACAGTATTATGAATTCCCCGTAAACCACGGAAATGATACGACACACGACAGGCTATTAGATGCTGGAGAGTATTTTATCTATTCAAATGCTGACCTAAGTGAAATGTCAATTCTGGGTTCTGGAACAAGAGTTCACGTTGTAGAACCTAACACAGAAATAAATATGTGGAGAGTTAAAGTTCTTGATTCTTCTGTTATCTTAAACTCTGGCGCATCTGCTCTTGCTAACTATTGGAAAGAAATTCCAACAAATGGATATGTAGAGCTAACAGAGAACAAGATATACACATTAAATGCAGGAACAAAATTCAGGCTTGTGAATGACAATCTTGCATCTTGGTCTAGAGTATTCAATAGAGGCGGCGTAAAGTCAGGATCAAATGTAACTCCGCATACAACATCTAAAACTGTTAATTCCTGGGTTGATGGAACAAGCAATACAATAACATTTACTCAAACAAGCGTTACAGGAATTGTTTCTGTTGTTTATACGACAACAGGAGAAGGTGCTGTAACAGTTACTAACTACACTTTCAATCAAGGAGCTCAAACCTGCACAATTGACCAGGGTGTTGTTCCAAATGGCGCAACTGTCGTTGTTACATACACTTACGCAGAGAATACAACTGACCCAACTTCGTTGACATTACAAGGATTTACAATCGGGTACCAGAGCCCAGAAGATAACGCTTGGGTATTTCTGCCTCAGATGGAACTCCAGAATAGTAGTGGGAATGTTGTCTCTTGGAATGCTCAGTCATTGTTAAATCTGAAGGTTGGTCCTGACACAGAAAGAGTAATTCTGTCGAATCAGACCATTGAATTCCAAACAGCAAATGCTGCTGACTTTTCTTCTTACGTAATAACAGGCGCAGATAAAGAGTCGAATAACTATTATCAAACAGCTCTTATCTCTTCAATGTCTATTGATTCTGATGGTAGCTCGGATAAACTTCCTACCTATATTGTAGATAGTGAAGGAAATAGACGTTATATGAATCTTCTTGTCTACCAGAAGCAACTGTCTACAGATACTGTTGTATATGGAAAAGACGATGTTAAGATTAAATTGGTTGCGGGAGCTTCCGGAAAAACAGCTACAATTCAGTTCATTCTCCCTAAGGGAAGATACTTGATTCCGTTCAGCAATACAAATAAGTTCCCTGACAATGATTCGTTGACAATACAGTTTGACGGAGAAAATCTCACTTCCCTCAACTCAACACAAACTGATTTGAAGGGACAACGTACATATTACTTAACATTTGAAGTTACAGATGACACTATTACAAGCAATCATCAGTTAACCGTTACCAGAACAATGTCAACAGAAGAAGTTACAATAACGCTACAGAACCCGTTCTTGTATACACATCCTGACAGTATTAGCGAAGAGTATTTTGAACGTATGTTAACATTGATTCCTAGATTCGATGTAGACAACATATTCAACTACACATATCAAGTAGATGACGATGAACTGATTGCAAATCCTCTCGAAGCTGCCTCCTTCCTAAATACGAATCACATCTATAACAAGTTTACAGTCTGTCAGTTCGACTCTTCCGACAAAACTTCAATCTACATAGCAGGTAAGAGATAATGAGTATAATAAATGTACAAGAAATGACTCCTCAGATCTACACTGAGGAGTCAAGGGACTTTCAGCTGTTGTCCCGTTTATATGATTGTGTATTTAACGGAATGAAATTTGATACGGATTCAATTGTGGAGTTGATAGATACACAACAGTGTAGAACTAGCGTATTACAACTACTACAAACTAAATTAGGCTTCTTTACTGAAAAGAAAATAGACGACGAAAAACTTCGTAAAGTCCTAGAATGTTTTCCTATCCTAGTAAAGAATAAAGGGTCGTTAAAAGCAATAAAAGAAACGTTGTACTTATTCTTAAGAATGTATTCCGTTTCCTCTGATTTAGAAGTTTACTACTTAAAAACCCCATACAGCAAACCTTTTTCTGAAGAAATGCCTTGTGTATTAGCAAATGGAAAGTTTCCAGAAAACAACAGCTTAGTAGTAAAAATACACTCATTTTCAACAAAACCTGACATTACAGTACTAGAGGAAATTTTTCGTTATATTCTACCCGCCGGTATAAATTACTACATAGAATTTGATAAGAATGTCGAACTTCCCGATATTGTATTGTATAATGTAGATTCCGCAGAGTTAATCTTTGTTTCAGATAACTTAAACGCTGAAGTAAGAGGAACTCCTCAAGGAATGTCAAATGCGGAAACTAAATACCGTGTAGGTGCAGCGAACACTGCCCCAGTCATTTCTACAACAAGTTACAACAGCCCAAGATTTGCTGGGTACTATACCAAACTGGAAGATGCAGAAAATTACATAAACACTCTCACAGAAAAGTTGTATACCGTAGCAATAGTAAACGATGATAACGGTAGAGGCGAGCCTGTTATTGTAACTGGAGTAGATGCTGAGAATGGAAACTTAGAATTTAGAAGAATTGATTTTAGGGGAACTCTTCCTTCAATTCCTCGTTCAAGAAGGAATTCTCGTAAGAAAATAGTTGAACGAAAAACACAACTAGGCCTCTCACAGATTCCTCTAGTATACTGTGAGGGAAAATACTACTTACAGTTAAACGGTGTATGGGAAGAGTGTAATTTTGCAAGATATATACTACAAGCCTACGGATTGGAAGATCCAGATCGGAGAACGAAGTGAAAAATTTAACTGAAACTTGGTACAATGGAAACGTTAATGTAAAGTTAAAAATAAAGGACCGAGTATTCTCCTTCCAGTCTCACAATGAAGGACTGCCTGCCTTGTTTGAGTCTTTTGCAAGAATAATGAGTGGAAACTATCGAGGAGATTGTGATATTCCGAAGTACATTGACGTCAGAAAGCTAGTCCCGGGCACTACTGATGATTTCCTGTCTTATCTAACAATAAACAGACTTCCGTTAACAGGGGCAAGCTGGAAGGTGGACAATCAAGGAAGATTTGTTGCTAACTTTACAGCGGTCATCTCAAGCGATATGTTATACGCTGCTGTTCCTGTTGATTCTACAGATGTGTTTATGCTATATCTAGTGACTGACACAGAGGATAAAACAGGAAAAAGAGATTTGGCAAGACTAGAAATTCCAGCAGACCAGTTGTCAAGAATTGTCCCCGGTGTAAATGCTATAATTGAATGGGCAATGAGAATGACAAACCCAGATGAAGGCTAAGGAGAAATAGATGGCAACAATAAATTCAAGTAAAATAAATGTATTTCCAGCAACAAGACGTGGTGGGAGTAAACCTCTTGCTAAGCTGATGTCAGAACAAGCGCTTGTTGGTATTACAAACAGACTAATTGATTTAGAAGGTTTCGTCATATCAGATGTAGATGTACTAACAGATGATGCACCTCTAGAATTTAATCTGTTTGGATACTACTTCAGTATTGAAGACCCTGTAAGTTCTATTGGTCTGGGAACTACCTACACCTCGGGTAGTGTATATGCTCATATAGAATTAGTTTCAGCAACGGCAGACGATGGTATCGTATATCACGAGCTGTGGGGACAAGACGACAACAATCTCTACACAGGCCTTGTAATTGACAACGCTCTTGATTATACAGCACAACATTCAGGTGTTGTAAAGACCCTTAAGTTGGCACAACTAGATAACGACGGGAGTTGGAAAGTTCCCGAAGAAAGTAAAATTCGGTTCTCAAAAGACTCACTTGACCTGTCAGTTATTGACGGCGGAGTTATTGAATAACTAAAATATACACGCTACTTGAGGGCATCTGTAATAGATGTCCTCATTTTGTTGTATAGAAAGTAAACATAAGTTCTTAACTAAGTAAACGGCTTGTTCTTTACTAAGTTAACAGCCTGTTCTTAACTAAGTTAGGACAAATAATAACAATATAAAATTAACAAATAATAGTATTAAATTATATATTTTGAAATTAAGAAATTTCAAGTTGATTTCAGTATCTATATATAATAGAATATTAGTGTAGAAAACAGGAGCTTATAGAATGAAAAGAACAGTTATAACTTGCCCACGTTGTGGCGCAGAATATTTGGCCCAAGAAATCTATTTACCAACAGCTTTTTTTGGAAAGGCTAACTATATTGAAAGGTCCGGAGACACGCATAAGATTTTGGAAGTTTACGGAACAGATATAGACACAGAAGAATGTTATACATGTAACTATTGTGATACTCCATTCAGAATAAGCGCAAAGATTAGTTTTAGTACCAAAGAAGATACAGATCATAATTTCAACGAAGATTATACAACGATGTTAGCCACGGATAAAATTCTACTCCCGGAAGATTGATATATCATTATTTTTAAAGAGTGTTTAAAATGTTATCCAACCTTCTTCTGATTATACTGATGGCACTAGTAGAGAATGAAATTGTTTCTTATCTCTGTTTGATTATTATTGGTATCAGATGTATAAGTTGGATAGCAAAACATGTCCCGAAATAAAGAAAGGGGTAATATTTTTGAATAGGACTTCAGAATACCGTCGTTTTCGTGAAGAGGTATACCAGCAGAAACTTAAAAGATTGCTTAGTGATTCCCCGTCTGTTGCTGTTTGGTGGAATAACTATTACAACAGAAAATATCTTAAACAGTATTACTATGGTAGCCCTTATCACAAGAAGATGTCTCATAAGTGTGTTCGGAGAATTGATTTCGAAGAAACTAAATCAAAAGGAAACCTTCATCGGAAATATTACGACTACAAATGGCGTATCAGTTGATGTTTGACGACGCAACGGGGGTAGCTGACATTTTCTCTTGTTTGAAAGGTTAGGTTACCTTTGTCAGCTACCTTTCTTATATACCCCTTATAAAAGGAGATAAATTGTTTGATAACGATTGAAGAAAAATTAAATAGCAAGGTTCCCGGCACTTCTTCTTTGTATGTTAGCTTTGATTATAACAAAGACATTATAGAAGCACTTAAAAACAGTGTTACTGTAGCTAACTATGACAAGAAAAGTAAGGTGTGGGAAGTCCCTGTTACTGACCTTGCTTCAATTATAAATAGTGTTAATGTGTTTGACGACATTGAGTTAAAGTTGAAGCCAGACGAGAAGAAACACGCTGTCAAAGATGTTCAACTTAGCGAGTTTAAAACAACTCCGTTTCCATATCAAGCTGACGGGATAAAATTTGGACTCTCTCACGATAAATGGCTACTTCTGGACGCACCCGGCCTTGGCAAGACGTTGCAGATGCTTTACTTAGCTCTTGAATTGAAAAAGCGTGAAGGGATTGAGCATTGTCTTATCATTTGTGGTGTTAACAACCTTAAATTCAACTGGAAAAGAGAGATTGAAAAACATACCAAGGAAAGTTGTTACATATTAGGGCAACGTATTACAAAATCTGGTAAATTCACAATCGGAAGTGTTAATGACAGAGTTGCTGACTTGAATAGAACCATTGATGAATTCTTTGTTGTAACCAACATTGAAACTTTAAGAGATGCAGATGTTGTAAAAGGAATCAATAAAGGCGCAAATAAGTTTGACCTTATCATCATTGACGAAGTTCATCGTTGTAAGAATCCTACAGCTGTCCAGTCAAAGAATTTTCTAAAGTTAACTTCTGCAAAGTATCGAGTAGCTTTAACGGGAACGTTACTTCTTAACAGTCCTCTTGATGCCTATATTCCCTTGAAATGGATTGGCAAGGAACATTGCAGTTTTAGTAACTTTAAGTATTACTATTGTAACTACACGGGATTTTTCAATAACGATTTTGTAGGATATAGAAATGTTGATACGTTAAAGGAACAGCTTAATGAGTGTTCATTAAGAAGAACAAAAGACCTTCTTGACCTTCCAGAAAAAACGATAATTACGCAGATTGTAGAAATGAATCCTACGCAGGAAACATTCTACTCTAACATTCAGGCGGGAATTGTTGACCAGGTAGACAAAGTAGATATGTCTACAGCCAATATTCTGTCAATGGTAGCTCGGTTACGACAGGCTACAGAATGTCCCTCTGTTCTTACAACAGAAAATATAAAGTCTGAAAAAGTTTCTGTTGCAGAAGATCTCGTAGAACAGATTGTGTCAGGCGACGAAAAAGTCGTTGTATTTAGTACATTTAAAGATACTTTGAATACGCTAAAGGAAGACCTTAAACAGTATAAGCCGCTACTTTGTACAGGTGATGTTCCAGATGTTATCATAAATGAAAACATCGAGAAATTTCAAAATGACAATGAACACATGGTTATGCTGTGTACAACTAGTAAGATGGGTACGGGTGTTACATTAAACAGGGCAACACATGCAATCTTTGTCAGTAATCCCTGGACGGCAGCAGATTGTCAGCAATGTGAAGACCGTATTCACAGAATTGGTTCAAAGAAGCCCGTTTTTATTCATTATCTTATTAGCAATAACACCATTGACCAGAGAGTTGATGAGTTAGTCCATGACAAAGGAGCAATCAGCGATTACATTATTGATGATAAGATAGAAGAAAGAAGCATCGACAGCCTCCGAAAATACATACAGGGTCTTACTGTATGATGTTAGTTGATTTATGCTACCTCTTATTATAAAATAAGAGTGTAAAATAAATAAAGGAGTTGTTCCAGATGACGACCTACGCCATTAAAGTACAGAATACGATGAGATCCACGAATCCCCGTTATAACACTGAAGGTCCTATGACACTTTATCATTATATCGGAAGAAATGGTTGGATGTCTGGGCAGCCTATGTATGAGGGGTACTCCACCCTTCGTGGTGCTAAGATCGGGTTGGCAGCTTACATGAAACAGCATGAAGACTTCATCAAGAAGCCGCTGTACAAGGACGGGTTCTGGGACGAAGCTGTTATCGGTATTGTTCCGATGAACGGCGACAGGGAGATCACTTCTGAGGAGATGTAATAACTACACCTCCTCAGTTTAATATAAGAATAATGGAGTTTTCACACATGGTAGAAACAGATATACTTAAGAAGCTGTTCAAAGCATTTCCCAATTCCATAATAAATCATTCTTTTGAATTTGTTGCAGATGTTAACCCTCGTGTTAATTCTTATTTCTGTTTATCAAACTGTGACTCCGAGGAAGACGTTCAAGCAAAAGTTCTTGAATGGCTTTCTCGTGATGCTTATAAGAGTACACATTACCGAACTAATAAGAAGAACGACGAGGTTCATAAATATCACTTGGACGGGATAAATTCTTTCTTAGGAACTGAGTTTATGCCGGAAGATGTTGCATTCATATATCAAGAATTAGGGAATTGTATAAACCACAAGAAAACTCTCGAATTTATCCGTAGCGGATATGACATGACACTTATTAAATATACTTTGTAAACAGAATAAAAGGAGTAACAAAACAATGAAGGAAACAAATATTGGAAAGTATGTTATTGTCCGAGGAGACCGCTCTGGCGTATTTGCTGGAACCCTCGCCGCTAGAGACGGGCAGGAAGTTCAGCTTAACGACTGCCGCCGCATTTGGTATTGGGACGGCGCAGCAAGCATCTCACAGCTCGCCATCGACGGCACGAGCAAGCCAGGCGGTTGCAAGTTCCCCGCGCCGGTGGCGGAGATCACGATACTCGACGCCATTGAGATCATCCCCTGCACGGAGAAGGCCGAAGCGAGCATCAAGGCGGTGCGCGAATGGAAGTGCTGACCGGGGAGGCATTCCTTCACACGGAGTTTGACGGCTCTGGTTTGGGGGACGGGTCGGGCTGTGGCTTAGGTAACAGTTCCGGATATGGCTTAGGCAACGGCTCGGGCTCCGGATACGCTGACAGCTCTGGATGTAGTAATGGCAATAGCAGAAGAGACGGGTCAGGATCGGGCCTTGGCAACGGCTCTGGCTATGGCTACGGCGACGGATATGGCTACGGTGGCAGTAGCTACTCAGGTTTGAAATCCCTTAACGGTTATCCGGTCGATATGATTGATGGCGTACCGATAATACTCACAACTACTATCGGGAACTTTGCTAAGGGCTTTATTGTTTATGCCGATTTCTCTCTTATCCCAACCTTTGTATGTAAGCAGGGCAACAAGTTTGCATACGGCGACACGTTGCATAAGGCGTGGGACGGACTGCTTCAAAAGATCTTTAACAGTATGTCGACAGAGGAGCGTATTGCAGCTTTCTGTAAAGAGTTTAAACCAGGCGTAAAGCGTCCGGCGGCGGATTTTTCCTCGTGGCACAATCGTCTCACCGGAAGTTGTGAAAAAGGACGGGTAGAGTTTGCCCGACAGCATCACATTGACATCGAAAATGATGAGATGACACCTGAAGAGTTTTTCAAGCTAACGCGTCGATATTCCTACGGTGGTAAAATTATTCGACAGACAGAAAAGCAATTTTCTGCTGTTAAAGAAAGGTGAAAAATATGTCAACAATTGACCTTATAAAGAAAGCAATTGATTTTGCTATGACTGACTTATGCGGAAGTCATCTTGACATGCCTTGCGGATGCGACGGGTGCCCTTATGGAAATGTCCGTAGAGACGATGATGGCAACCCGGACTGTAGAACATTTGTTTTTGACGAGTTTGTTAGCAAGTATCATGACGAATTTAAAATGAATGGCGGTTTAGAAGGTGCCAATAAGTAAAAAGGTTCGAGAAGATGTATATAAGAAATACGAAGGGCACTGCGCATACTGCGGGCGGAAAATGGCCTATAAAGATATGCAAGTAGACCATTTTATGCCATTGAGGGCGTGGGGAATTGATGACGCAGGGACAGATGATATATCAAACCTTATGCCGTCATGTCGTATGTGCAATCATTATAAACGAGCTAACAGCCTTGAAACGTTTCGAAGATACATTCAAGAAATTCCAAAAAAGCTTCATGACAACTACATATACAAGGTTGGACTTGTTTATGGAAACGTAGTCGAAAACGAACATCCGGTTATCTTCTATTTTGAAAAGGAGGGTGAATATAATAAAAATGAAACAGCTTAAACCCTGTCCTTTTTGCGGCGGAGAGGCGAAATTCTTTACAAAAACCTACAGCTCAAAAGGGACGCATAAATGTTGGGACTTTGGAATCTATTGCTCTTTGTGCAACCTCGTGTCCCCACGTACTGATTATCATCTAGAAATTGATTTTGGCAGCGACGGCGATATTGAAATAATTCAAGACGACAGATCGTTAGCGGCATCAATGTGGAATGTAAGGAGTAATGAATGAAAAAGAAAGCTATGCTGTCCCAGCCGATGGCTGGAAAAACGGAACAAGAGATTATTGAAACACGAAATCGTGCTATTGCTGAGCTGGAACGACGCGGATATGAAGTAGTGAATACACTTTTTACAGACGAGTGGTACAGCCACGAAAAGATGACAGAGCGAGGTGTTGTTCAGATCCCACTTTGTTTTCTTGCAAAATCTCTAGAGAATATGAGTCTCTGTCATGCCGCTTATTTCTGCACCGGCTGGGAGAATGCTCGAGGCTGTCGAATTGAACATGACGCAGCGGTTGCTTACGGGCTTGAGGTGATTGAAGAATGAGGCTCACTGACGCAGATGCACTGAAATTAGCCATTCCGGAAACAAGTGTTGACGCATTTCAAAATTGTAGAAATTGTACGCTTCTTAGTAAAGAAGAGGTACTTGAACTTATCGATGCAGCGCCTACAATAGAGGTTGACCGTCCCACCCGCAGCCAATTCAAGCGTATGGCGGTGCAACTAGGGTATGAGAAAGTAGTTTACTGTAAGTATTGCAAACACCGGGACCCCGAAAGCAAGCGTTGTGATTGTGGCTGTTGGCACACCCCGTTTATTACACGCGATACTGATTTTTGTCCTTACGGAGATGTTTTGACGAATATGAACTATGAATCCGTAGAACCTGATATGAGTTATAGTCTAGTTGAAAAGTCAACACATAGTATAATATAATAGAAACATAAACTAAAAAGGAGAACTACTCAATGAATCTTCAAGTTTGTGCTCCGCATCAAGAGTGTGTTTATAATTGTCCGTTTTGTGTTGCTCGTGGGCATAAGCATAAGTATCACTTTAAAGATATTTATAAAGACGGTCTTAATCAAGATTATTTTAACGCACTAAAGCGAACAATTAAAACTTGTAATATTGACACCGTTATTATCACGGGAGAATGCGACCCAACTCAGAATATGCGATGGGCACGCAAAGTTGCAGAGGTTGCTAAATCGTGCGGAGTAAGAACAGAGATACAGACACATAACCTCTCAATGAGAATGGAACAACTTGATTTTGTTGATGTAGTTAGTTATTCTATCACTAATGCACGCGAGTACCTTTCTTCTTGGCAGTGCATAAACAACTATCATGGTAATGCAATTTCTCGTATGGTAATTATTCTTACCAAAGAATTGAATTTTTTAAATAGAAACAACTTCTGTCGTATGGGTTTTGACCAAGTTACTTTTAAATCTCTCAACTATGGCGAAGACGAAAAGATAAACAAATGGATTGATGAGAATACAATTGAACTTGACCAATTCAAAGATATTGTCGATTCCCGTAACGGCAGTAAATTTTCTATTCGTCTTGACACCACTTGCCAAAATGCTACAGGTCGATATCTTATTTTTAGAAGCGACGGAATGGTTTACAATAGTTGGGAAACCGATAAAGGTATATGGATCGGTGGAAGTAGCAATGAGCAAATTGTACTTGATGACTGGCGTTAGTGGCTCAGGTAAGACTACTTTTGCCAAAGAATTTGCTCAAAAGAATAATCTTCGTTGTCTTAATATTGATAATTTCTATTATGCTACTTTTGGCGATGAAAATATGCATAAACACGAATTTGACGTGTGGATGATGTTTTATCGTGCCATTGAAATAGCTTCGCGAGACAATGTCGACATTATTATAGACACTAATTCTCCAACTATGTCCAATAGGGATGAAATATATAATTGGTTTGGTCATATGTTCTCGGAAAACTATATGATTTATATATACGCCCCCATTGAATTGTGTCTGAAAAATAATACAAGTCGTAGGCGAATAATTCCGCAAAACGACTTGATAAAAATGTATAACGATTACGAGCGCCCACAACTGGATGAGGCTCGTAAATGGAATAAAATTTACAAAATCTGCAATAACAATAATGTATTTAGTGAAATGATTGAAATTCATACAAATGAGATAACCATCTGTTGAATGGAGTAACGAATATGATAAAACCTAAACCGTGTCCTTTCTGTGGCGGAAAAATTGCAGTAGTTATTTGTGACGATGAAGGCAACCTTCATGATGACGACTATCTTTTTAATCCGTACAGTGGTGTTGGTTACAAGCTTCGTCACACGCATGAATTGAACCCTGAATGCCCGATAGCAGAATATGAGGAAGATGAAGGAACTATCGGAGTCCATATATACGACACTGCTGAGGATGCAATAGAAGCATGGAATAAGAGGTTGTGAGAGGGGAGGGGAAAGAAAATGAAACAGAAGAATTGGGTTAAGTGTAAGAATAAACTGCCTGAAGTTGAAGAAGACGTTCTCCTTTGTTTTGATACTGGAGAAGATCTTATTAACATGGCAGTAGGATTTCTTAAAGAAGTGTCCGACGAAGGACAACACTGGTGTGCCTATGTTGATGCTGGATATTACACAGATTGTGATACAGCCCCTTCTCATTGGAAATCCCTGCCGAATAACCCTATTAGACATACTTAATTACGGAGGAACAGTAAATGGGATACAGAAATTATTTTTATCTGGTTGATAAATCTCTTGTTGAAACGGTTAAGGAGATGAGTCTGAGCAGCCTGCTATCTTTTGCTTCTGACAGAGGGGCTGAAGTTGAAGATAATTACGTATGGATACTTGATCCAAAATTTCTAAACCTGAAAGAAGTTTTTGAATTTGGAAAACTGTATTGGGACGACACAATTTCTCAGATAGAAAGTACGGGTTATCCGATGTTTCAAGATGCTGAAGTTTGGAAGAGTATGTATGATTATTCTCCTTACGTTGTCGGTAAAGAAGGATTGCTTAAAGCAATTGAAATATACAAAAGAAAAATTATAGATTCTTATGAAGACTTGCTTAAGGATGGTGCAGAATATGCTCTGCCATTCGGCTGCACTGTCAAGGCGGACGATATCAAGAGTGTTGATAAACTTGCCGAATTTGTTCAGGACAAAATCACCTGGTGGAAAGGTCTGGGAGTAATAGACCTAGATGAATCCCATGAATGGTTAAGTAAGTCATGGCAGTATGAGCACCAAATATTTGACTTAGTCCGATTGTATAAATCAATTGACTGGGATAAGTACACACTCATTTTTCTAGGACGATAATTACATCGTCCTTTTACTATGTATACTAGTTGATTATATTAAGTTTTTATAATATAATTGAAGTGTAGAAAAGAAAGGAAGGTTACCTGATATGAAATTTCTTCGTCTTCTGAAAGTTGAAAACCCTTCGGCGTCTCTGATCATCTCCTGTGACACAGCAGAAGGTCGTATGACGAAAAATGGTCACGGCGACATCATTGATTCCTGTGTCATCGCTCGCACCCGTGAGATGATTGATGTTTACTCTGGGTATCGTCTTGCCGACGAAGAGGAGGGATTGTTTATATGAACGTCCTTCTGGTAACCAAGACCTACACTGATGGGTCAGTTAAGATTAGCTCTACTCCCATTTCTGATAACATTTCTGTTACAGATTTTCTTTTCAAGCTCGAACACGAAAGAACCACTCGGAAGTTGCTCAGTTTTACAATTGACATCATTGAAGGAGGAGACTAACAATGACAATCAATAATCTTCCCACTGAGTATAAAAACTACGTTGTTGCTCGTTATTGCGACGACAGCTGGTGGTATTGGGGTTCTTACGATGCTCTGGATAAGGCCTACCTTACAGCTGAAGATGTTGATGGACAGGTCTTTCATTCTGCGGAAATTGAGCGTAACATTTAAACCTACTTGATTTAAATAAAGGAGAATATATAATGTTTGTTAAGAAAGAAGAGTATCTTGGGCTGAAGTATCGTGTTGAGGAACTTGAAAACCTCCTTTGCCCCATCTCCGGCGGCGGGCACGACTTTGTTGAGATTGAACCGGTTTATGATTATCAGCCGGACGGCGACGTTCTTATCGGTCATCGTTGCCAGTGCAAGCGTTGCCTCAAGAAGAAATTCGTCCTTGTTTGAAGAAGCAGAGGGGGACCTATGGACAGAGAAGACAGACGTTTTGTCTGTAAACTCATAGCTCTTCTTTGTACGGGTGTTATAATTATACTTATTCCTTTTATACATGTAAGAATAAAAAGCGCCCACATGGAAGCACAAGGATATGAGTGGATGGAGGGCGAATGCCAGTGCCATTGTCCTTCTTGTGAATGTAGTAAAGGGCATTGGGCGCCAAGTAGTAATTGACTTGAATGGCGAAGGTATCATAGAAAGGAAATATGAATATAAAAAGATATAAAGGGCTCGTAATCGGGCTACTGATTGTAGTTCTTTTTTCATATCCGATTACTACGGCAATAGCCTCCAGTGAGCCTAATGGCTATGTAATCAACGAAGCAACTTTGTATAGCGGACCTAGTTACAATGCTAGTGGTTATACAACGCTCAGTGCAGGAACAGAGATTTGTGTGTATGGGCAGTACCATCAGTGGTATGAAGTTGGTTGGAATGGAAAGACCGGGTATGTGTTAAGTGAGTATGTGTCTATTGACCATGAGCAAGACTACACGATTATTATTGATGCAACACCTGTTCCTATTGCTCCAGTAACTACTCCATTCAATAAACCAATGGAGCCCGCGCTTAGCGAGCCGACTACTGCACCAACTCCTACTCCTACTCCTTCGGGCGATACCTCTATTGTAGAAAGTGCAGAAGTCTATCGTGGGGTCCCCTATAAGTGGGGTGGGACTACTGATAAAGGTATGGATTGTAGTGGTTTTGTCCAGAAAGCCTACGAAGATGCAGGCTACTCCATTGGGCGCACCACCCAACTACAGGCCCGGGAAGGTAAAGAAGTAGAAACCTATGCGCCTGGGGACATTCTTTGTTTTGGTCGTAGTAGATGGAATATAGTTCATACTGGTATCTATATTGGTGATGGAAAGTTTATTCATTCATCCTCGCCGGAAGGCGTTATTGTGAGTGAGCTGGATGTGTATGGGCTGAACCTCGTTATGGCGAGACGACTATCCTAAGTGTTGATTTTTCATATATTCAGTATATAATATGTCTATAGAAGGTGAGACAGATAATGGTTGTGCGTTGTATCATTGTGGTAATGTTAGTTGGTTTCTTGACTTGGATTATTTCTTCTGAATTGAATTACGACGATAAGAACGAAGAAATCTTTAGAGATTTTTTTCGCTTTTTCCGAAAAATCAAATTAGATCCAGATGATATTGCTCTTACTTTTAAGCAATTTCTCGCCCTTTATAATGTTTCTCCTTCAAGTTGGCAAGAATGTGAATATTTTAATATCTGGTTTATTTATAGAAACAGTAACAATACGGAAACGTTCCATATTAAATTCAAAACTTATGGCGACCAGATGAAGTATCTTTTGTGGCGACGTAATAAGAAAAAGCGCGAAGCAACACTTAAGAAGGTGCGCGAGACAAATAGATTTATTGAGAGCATTCGTCAGCAGAGTATCCGTATGGAACAGGAGGCAAGAGAAGAGGCAAATCAGTTGCGAGAGCGTATTATTAGCGAATTGGAGGCGAGACAGTGAGTTCAATCACTAGCGATACTATTCGCATTATTGATTGTGCAGGTGCTGATCCTACATTTACTGAAGTCTTTTCGAGACTGAGTTATGCAACACACACTGAAGTAAAGGAAACCCTTCGATGGCTTGAGCGTAAGGGGCTAATTGTGTCATACTATTGCCCGTCAATGCGCCAGCCTCGATATTATCTCTCTGCTCAAGTTAAACATTTGATACATGAATAGAAAGTGAGGAGAAAAGAATGTATCTCTGGGTAGACGATCTTAGAGAGCCTCCTAAAGATGGTAATGACTGGTTTTGGGCTCGTAGTGTAAGAGAAGCTAAAACAGCAATTGTGCTATATGAGCGTCAGCGTTCAAAAGATGCTATTCACATTGACCTCGACCACGATGCGGGCGATTATGCTTTTGATGGTGGAGACTATATTGAGGTTTTAAGGTGGCTTGAGTGTGAGCAGCTGCCCGACACAGGCTATACATTTCATCTCCATACGATGAACCCTGTTGGTCGTGATAATATGCGCGCGATTATAAATTCTAATGGATGGACGGAAATCAGATGAAGGATTGCATATTTCTTGGGCGTACACAAACTAATGAATGTTGCGTTATAGACCATCCAGATTACAAACTAATCTGTGAGTTTTCCCATATTACTTTACTTGGCACTTTCTAATGTATGAATTGTAATAACTATTTGGAGGAAAATGTGATAGAGGAGGCTAAGTTACATGGAACAGCAAGAGAAGTTTAAAACCCCGTTTGCTAAAGTCACCGTTCGAGATATTGCGGGGAGTGACTATTACGAAATTGTGTATTTTGACACAAACACCGGGAAGTTTATTACAGGTTACGGGTCGTATTCATTGCCCTTTGTTAGACAATGGCTGAAGAATAATTTTATTGTTGAAGATACTTATGACAGAAGTTATTCTGTTGTTTATCACGGAGTGTGGGTTTCCGAAGATGACGGGAGCCATTTTTGCTCCGAATGTGGTCACACAGCACTGTGGAAAAATTCTGGTTCAATGATCAAGGAGTATTGCTCGGACATTTGTCCGTACTGCGGTGCATTGATGACTTGTGATGATGAAGATGCCCGTTGTGTGTGACTTTACTGGGGGCATATGTACTGCTCCGAATACTCGCTGTTGCCACTGGCAAGGTACTTTTTGTGAACTAGATGTTCACAAGGTTTCTGAAAACTTAACGAAGGATTTTTCTTCTGAAGAGAAAACCTGTCATGATAATTCTCTTTGTAAACGATGTGTTTGGAAGTATAATGGAGGTTGTAGTGAATGGCCCGGTTGATTGATGCGGATGAATTCATCAAGGAATTGTATTCGGAATTTTATGGGATGATTTCAGACGAATCTTTGAAAATATATCAGATCATTCAACGAATAAATGCTGCTGAAACTGTAAACTCGGTACCGTTATATGAGTTAAAGTATATTTCAAAATTTCTTTCCGATGATAAACAACTCTTAAGTAGGGGTAAAAGAGACCTTGAGTTGTTAATAAAAACTTATGAAGAGTGCTAGGAGGAATTGTAACCATTAACGAGAAATGTTGTGAGAATTGTAAATACTGTGACACTAAACAAACAACTTGCTTCCCAATCTCTGATGAAGTGTTACTTAAATGTGTCAGCATGTCTTGTTGGGTTCTTCCAACGGAAACTCATGACTGTTATACACCAAGATAAATATGTTTGAATATAGAAGGGTGAAATTATGTTTGGTCGAAGGGTTATGATTTGTCAGCCCACTACAGGGCGTACCAAAGAGGAGATACTTGAAGATAGAAATCGTATGATTGCGATTGTTGAACGGGCCAATTGTGTAGTTTTAAACACCGCTCCCATCGACGAATTGTATACCATTGAAAAAATGGAAGAACGAGGTATAATGAATTTCACCTTATGTGATCTGGCAAAGTCTTTGGAGCAGATGGCCCGTTGTAACATTGTGTGTTTTTGTAAAGGGTGGCAGGAATCAAAAGAATGTAGATTTCAGCATGAACTTGCACAAGCATATGGCCTAAAGGTTTTTGAAGAATAGTTCATTTACAGTAAGTTACAGTAAGAGAATATTGTAGCTTACTGTTTTTACAATTCAGTTGAATTTTGTTTACACATATACTATAATGTATATGTAAGTAATAAAACATTCGACGTAGGCAGTATGCCTGGAGAGGTACAACATGGATACGAGAAAGTTTCTTTTGATCTATCGTTTGAACCACAATTCTGCTGCTCAGATTGAATACTTTGTTGAGGAATCGCTTGCCCGCAAACTTGCTAACAGGCTCTATACTCAAGGTTTTTACGACATTGAGCTGTTTTCCAAAAATGGAGACAAGTACCAGTCAGTAAAACGTGTTGTTCAAGACGAGCTGGTTGCCCAAAAGAAGCATGATGCCTACATTAACCAGATGGCCAACGCTGCTATGAACTTACATAATACCCTGTTTAATCATTAAGTAATCTGGAGGAATTTAAGCATGAATGCTAAGTACCTTGGAAAGACCTTGGATGATAACGGATATGCTGTGCATCTTTTCTACGAGTATAAAGGGCATGAATACATGATAACTGATGAGCACAATGGATACTCAGAAACAATGCGCACTAAGCATCTTTGGGAACAGCAGAGAATTGATGATATGATAGCGGAAGAAGAAAAACGGAAGACTCTGCCCGAAGAGAATAAACAGGGCTTCACGCTTGACGAAATCTTTCAACTTATGGGGTGGGACTGATGGGAAAAATCGTTGCTGTTCTTGTTATACTTGCCATAGTAGTTCTTATGGCAAATAATTGTGATCCCCCGAACTTCAAAATTTAGAAAGGGAGAAGATTTTCACTATGTGGTTGTACGCATCTCTACTCTTTGTAGGCTACCTTTTAGGTTATATTATTTCCTCTTTGTTTAGTGTAAAAGCAGAGACAGATCGACTGATGGACGTATGTCAGCCTGGGTATAATACCGGGCTTGAAGAAGGAAAAGCCCATAAAGAAGAAACGGAGAAGTAAATTGCAGAATTTTATTATGTTAGTTGGACCTGCAGGGGCAGGGAAGTCTACGTACACCGAATACCTTGAGAACTGGAATGCGGAATTGGTAACAGTCAGCTCTGATAAAGTTCGGGGAATCATTTTTGGCGACGAGAACATTCAGACAGATCCTGCAAAGGTTTTTGCAGAATGTCGTAAGATGTGTATTGAAGCTCTGAAGGACGGAAAAGACGTAGTACTGGATGCAACAAACCTTAAAAGAAAGTTACGTGTTGCATTTTTGAATGACGTAAAGAGCTCTTTTGGCAAGCCTGTTTTTACAAAATGTGTTGTAATTGCTGCAACTTTTGAATGTTGTTGTTATCAGAATACGAAACGAGACCGTCGTGTGCCGGAAGAGGTCATACGGAAACAGTTTAATCAGTTTCAGATACCCCTTTATAGTGAAGGCTGGGACAGCATTGATGTTTTTCCTAGTAGCAATGTTCATTATCTTCAAGTTGCTGAAAGATGTATGGGGATAAAGCACGACAACCCACATCATAAGTACGACATATATGACCACTGTGTGAAAGCTGCCAGCTACATTGATACTCACCCTTGTGACGAAGATCGCGATACTGAGCTTCTTTATTCCACTATGCTTTGGCACGATATCGGTAAGTCTTATACAAAAGTTTTTCATGACGGTAAGGGTAACCCTACCGAAGAAGCTCATTACTTTCATCATGAAGCTTGGTCCGCAATGTATAGCCTTTGCGAAACCTCTGTTGGGAAGAATTTCCGTATCCAGCGTGCTCAGCTCATATCTCTTCATATGATGAAGTATCAATCCGAGTATCAAAAATTCATTCAAAAATGGGCTCCTGAATACAAAGATTATCTCGACAGAATAAACGAAGCGGACAAAGAATGTGCTTAAGGCCAGTTGAATTTTCAAGTTGAATATATTAAAATGATAGCAAATGCATCTTCCGTGGTTGTATTTGCTATTGTTGTTATGAGGTGAAAGGATGCTAGATGAATATAGAAAGGCGTATGTTGAATCCGCAAAGCACATTCCAAACTGGAAATCTATTGACAGAAATCAACTTTGTAGATCTTACAAGCAACTAGAAAAAGAAGGGTCAGAAGAACTTCAAGATTTTTACATAAGTGCAATTATACTGAACTTCTGGCACGTTCTAACAAAGACATACAACAAACAAGCTGTAAAGATTCTAACTGAAGAAGATTGTTATGAATGTTTGATTGATTCCATCTTGTATGTACTAGAACAAGAACCGTGGGAAGATCCTGAACAGAGTATCTATAAAGATGAACGTGGTCCAGAAAAGGCGATAAATATTACATTTCAGCAGAATGTAATCAACTTGTTTGTTGCAAGTCAACGACACAAACGTAAGGCCTCCAGTACTGCTCTGAGCCTTGACAATACAATAAAAGACAGTGATGATGACGAAGAACAATCCTTCCTGAATCTTTTGACAACTGATGAATTGGAAGAAGTTTCAGAAACCATCTTTTGGAAGGAACAAGTAAAAAATTATTTCAAAAACCAAGAGTACGTTGCAGCATTTGTTACAGATGCTCTTCTACATGACGCTAGTCTTGTTGAAGTAAAGGACGGGAGTTACAGCATAAATTCTGCAAGAGTTGCAAAAGAGATCAATAACCCTGGAGAGTCTTTTGCTGAAAGATTTTCTTCAGAGTATGGAATCCCTCTTGAGAGTGTTTGCTGTGTCATGTCCCGTCTATATTGTATAACTAACAAAGGTATTACCAAAGTGCTACGTATGATTTCAAAAGACATACGGGAGGCGAGGAAGTGATTTTTATTTGATTACCAGCAATGATTGTTGGATGAAAGATACGTGCAAGAAATATCAAAATATTAACAAAGAATGCGAATGCAGAGAAAAAGATGTTTTCTGTATCAAGCTGTTTAAGCTACAACAGCTTTATGACCTATCATTGATAACAGAGAAACAAAGAACTCGTATACCACTATATGTTGATGCTGACGGAACTGATTTACAAGCCTTTCAGCGTTTGAGCAACATTGAGGGAGACGTTGTAAAGTACTTCGCGGATTCCGGAAACAATCTATACATATACTCTACAAATGTAGGAAATGGAAAAACTACTTGGGCGATAAGATTGTGTCAAGCGTATCTACAGAACATCTGGTACAAGTGTGACCTTGATTGTAAAGTGTTGTTTGTAAGTGTGCCAAAGTACCTTATTGCCATGAAAGACAACATATCTGAAGTTAATGAATATGCTCAGCATATTAAAAGATATGTTAACTCTGCAGACATTGTTGTTTTTGATGATATTGCAACAAAATCTGCTACGTCATATGAGCATGAAATTCTGTTCAATATAATTGACACTAGAATAAATGATGGTAAAGCAAACATCTTTACGTCAAACCTTGATTATGAAGGTCTTGTAAATACTGTCGGAGAACGTATTGCAAGTCGTATATTTAACACAGCGGAAAAGATCCGTTTCGATGGTCAAGATAAACGTCCGTTGGGGGTGACTGTTTGATTATTCAGGCGCAAGTTCTCAATAAGATGCTGGCAAATAACGACTCGTCACTTCTTATTAGCAATAACCTTGATGACGAATATTTTAGTGATTACCTAGATGAATTTCATTTTATAAAGGAACACTTTGATAATTACGGAAGAATTCCCGATGTAGCAACATTTGTTGCGAAGTTTCCGGATTTTGATGTACTAAAGGTTGAAGAACCTAATAACTATCTCATTGATGAACTAGTAAAAGATAGAAATACTCGTCTGCTTGCTACAATCTTTAATAAGGTAAGAGACCTTTTGATGAAGAACAAAGTAGACGAAGCACTGTCTGTTTACACAACAGCTCAGGAATCTGTTGTGAAAGCAAAGCATTTCCAGTCAACGGACCTCCTTGTAGACACTTCAAGATATGATGCATATGTTGAACGTTGTAGAGACTTTGAAAAGTACTACGTTAAAACCGGGTTCAACGAGCTTGATAAATTGATTGGTGGCTGGGACAGGAATGAAGAGCTTGCTACTATCTCAGCACGTCCTGGTGTAGGCAAGACCTGGATTCTACTCAAGTGTGCTGTTGCAGCTCTCGAACAAGGATTGACGGTTGGAGTGTATTCTGGTGAGATGTCTACAAATAAAGTAGGCTACCGATTTGATACTTTGTCGGGGCACATTTCCAACTATGGAATAACTCGAGGTAATGCAGACCTACAGAACGAGTATAAGCGGCATATTGATTCGTTGCGTAACAGGTTTTCAACTGCCTTTAAGGTATTGACACCTAATGATATTAACGGGCCTGCAGGGGTTACTGCATTAAGGGCATTTATAGAACAAGATAAGTTGGATATACTATTTGTAGACCAGCACTCCTTACTAGAAGATGATAGAAGGGCAAGAAATCCTGTAGAGAAGGCAGCAAATATTTCTAGAGACCTTAAAAATCTTCAGGTGATGGAAAAGATACCAATTATCGCTGTTTCACAGCAGAATCGAAATGATACATCCGCAGGTGTAGATGTTAGTCACATTGCACAGTCAGACAGAATATCGCAAGATAGCACAATTGTAATATTCCTTGAACAGAAAGATGACATTCTAACTCTTAACTTATCCAAGGCAAGAGATGCTGTAAATAATCAGAAACTTAGATATGCATCTAATTTTGACCGCGGTATTTTTGAATATTTGCCAGAGGAAGGAAATGCTTTGTCCGGAGAAGGATCAGAAGAATTAGCAAAAGAATTTGAAGAAGATGTGTTGTAATTGGAACTAATTATTGGTAACAAAATAATTGATGCTCCTGTATATGACATACTGAGAGACATTAACAGAGAAACAAACGGTCGATATCTAAACAAGATAATTGATAAGGGAGACAATGTATTCATTCAATGCCCCTATCATTCAGACGGCAGGGAGAAACACCCTAGTTGTACTGTATTTGCAAGAGACGACGACAAGGATACTGTTAAGGGAATAACACATTGTTTTGCTTGTGGTATAAGTGTCCCTCTATATTCATTGGTCGGGCACTGTTTTGGGCAAGATGACGAATTCGGTAAGGAATGGCTTATACAACGCTATGCTAATATCTTTATTGAACATCAAGTTGTATTGCCAGAGATAAAACTTGAAAAATCACAAGACCAGTTCCTTGACGAGTCAATCCTTAATAACTTTGCATACTTTCATCCTTATCAGTTTCAGCGTAAACTTTCTGAAGAAGTTATACTAAAATACAAGGTAGGGTATGACCCTCAAACGGATAGCATAACGTTTCCTGTTTGGGATGAAAAGGGAAGACTAAAGTTTGTAACAAAACGCTCTGTAAAGGGAAAGAAGTTTTTTATCCCACCAGGGGTCAAGAAGCCTGTATACCTTTTGAACTTTATGATTAAAGAAGGAAAGGACACTGTATTCATCTGCGAAAGCCAACTGAACGCATTGTATCTTAACACTTTAGGTTATCCGGCTGTAGCTCTTATCGGAACAGGTGCCAAAGAACAATATGACATTTTAAATAAGTGTCCGATAAGACATTACATTCTAGCCTTTGATGGAGATAACGCAGGGGACAAAGGAATAAACAGATTTTTAACTAATATACGGAAAGACGTATTTGTGGACATAATGCTATTACCCAGAGGAAAAGACTGCAACGATTTGTCAGCGGAAGAGATTGCAAATTTACCACTTATTTCTCAGTATTCGTTTACAAGTTGATTTTGCAGGATTTTATAATATAATAGATGTTAGAACGTAAACCTTAAAGAAATGAAAATGAAATGAAGGAGATTATGAACCTATGGCACGTGTAACCTTTGAAGAAGCAACTGAAATGCAGTCTGCAAACAACCCTAATTATGTTGAATCGTTTGCACTTAAGAATGACGGAGACGAAGCACTTGTTCGTTTTATGCATGACGATGTGGGATCCTTCGACATTGTTACTACTCACGGAGTGACGATTAACGGAAAGTTCCGTTCTGTTAACTGCCTCCGTAATCCGAAAGATCCGATGGAAGCTTGTCCCCTTTGCGCCACTGGAGCCAATACGCAGAATGTGATGTTTATTCACCTTATTGAGTATTCTCGAGACAGCAATGGGAATATTGTGCCCGTCCCCAAGGTCTGGGCTAGAGGACTTAGTTATGCCACTCGTATTAAGAGTCTGATTAACGAGTACGGTCCGCTGTCGAATTATCTGTTTAAGATTCATCGTAATGGTGCAGCAGGAAGCCGGGATACCAGCTATGATATTCTGTTTGCCCCGGAACAGATTTATCCTTCCCAGAATTATCCTATTCCTGAAGGAGTTTTCCAGGATTATTCTGCAACAGGAACAATTGTTCTGGACAAGAGTTTTGCTGACCTGACGACCTTTGTTAATACGGGTCGTATGCCTGAAGAAGAGCCCAAGGAGAATCAGTCTTACGGTAACGGCAATTATGCGCCGCCTGCAACGCAGTTTGCTCCTGCAGGTAATTCCGTAGGAGGTCCTCAGCTGTATACCCCGCAGCCACAGGTTGCGCCTGTAGCGCAGCCGAGTTCTCCTCAGTTTGTTCCCGCAACTGGAACGCCTGTTGCTCCTCAAGCCCCTACGGGTATGCCCTCGCAGTTTGTTCCCCAGGCCCCTACTACGGGAAATCCGATGCAGTATTATGCCCCTCCTGTTTCCAATCAGGTAATCAGCCGACCTGTTCGTAACTAATACTAAACAATAAGGAGATTGACTTATGTCCCTGTGGGGAGATGAATTTGAAGTTCCTTCCGCAAAGAAGGAAGTGAAGAAAGTTGCAAAGAAGGTCAGTTCTCCTAAAGACCCAAAGGTAGAAACTAGAAAGGCTATCAAGTCAAAGACAGTTTCTACCTTTGACAAATTGCAGCTTATTTATGAAGAAGTAAACAGAGTTCTCGGAGGATATACTTCTAATACAAAGGTGATTACATCAAAAGATGAGTTATCCAAGTATGTTGACGAAGCTATCCGTAACGGAATAATTGCTATAGATACAGAAACAAATAATAGTCTTGAACCTCTTACTTGTTTACTTATGGGTGCCTGTATCTATACTCCAGGTCAACTTAGCGCGTATATTCCTATTCATCATACACAGCCAGACACAGACATTCTCATTGAGAACCAGCTTACAGAGCTAGACATCAAAGAGCAGTTTGACCGTCTTTCTAACACACAGATTCTGATGCATAACGGAAAGTTTGACTATGAGGTTATCAAGTGTACTTGCAATTGTGTTTTGAATATTTACTGGGACACTGAAATAGCAGCACGAATACTCGATGAAAATGAGCTTGCAGGCTTGAAGAAACAGTACATACTTCATATTGACAGTACTCAGGAAAAGTATGATATAGAGCATCTATTTCAAGGAATTCCGTATGCTTATGTTAAACCTGAAATATTTGCGTTGTACGCAGCAACAGATGCCTACATAACTTACAGACTATATGAATGGCAAAAGGAACAGTTTAATAAGTCCGGAAATGAAAAGCTGTTTGATCTGTTCATGAACGTTGAAATGCCCGTTGTTCCTGTATGCGCAGAGATGGAACTTTGTGGCATTGAGATTGACAAAGAATACGCAAAAAGACTTAGTAACAAGTACCACAAAAAAGTGGAAGAGGTGAACGCAAAGATTGACACAGAGTTGTCAAAGTATTCTGATAAGATAGCTGCATGGAGATTGACAAAAGAAGCAAACTATAAAGAGCGTAATTCAAAGCCCAATAAGGCGGGGGAATTCACTTACAAGAAGTCAAAGAACGAACAGCTAGAAAATCCTCCGCAGTTAAATAGTCCTACACAGCTTGCAATTCTGTTGTATGATATATTAGGAACACCCGCACAGGATAAGAAAGCTCCTCGAGGAACAGGAGAAGAAATTCTCCAGAAAATAAAGCTTCCGATATGCGATTTGATTCTTGAAAAACGCGGTCTTGAAAAACTAATTGGAACGTATATAGACAAGATTCCGGAATGTGTAAACAGTAAAGATAATCGGTTGCACGCGCATTTCAATCAGCTCGGGGCAGGTACAGGTAGATTCAGCTCTAGTAACCCGAATCTTCAGAATATCCCGTCGCATGTGAAGGAGATTCGGTTGATGTTTCGTGCAGCTGAGGGAAATGTTTTCGCGGGGGCAGACTTCAGCCAGCAGGAACCCCGTCTTTTGTCTGCATATTCCAATGACGATACAATGATAGCTGCATACAAGGAAAACAAAGATCTGTACGCTACAGTTGCGTCTGTTGTATACAAGAACGACTACTGGGATAATATGGAGCATCGTCAGGACGGAACGCCTAACCCAGAAGGCAAGAAAAGACGTAGTAACTGTAAAAGTCTAATTCTTGGAATAATGTATGGCAGAGGAGCTCCTAGTATTGCCGAGCAGATTCATTCAACTGTTGAAGAAGCTCAACAGATTATCAATGATTTTTACAATCAGTTTCCAAAGGTTAAAGAATGGACTGAAAAAACAGAAAAAGATGCAAAGGTAACTGGTTATGTAGAAGACCTTTGGGGAAGACGTAGAAGATTGCCCGACATACTTCTTCCAAAGTATACAGTAAAGAACACTAAGCCCAGTACGGAGTTTAATCCAATTCTTTATACGTTAGGTAAAGTAAACAATTCATCTGCAGCTCTTGTTGAGTCTTACAAGAAAAAACTTTCAAAAGTTAAATCTCGTAATGACTATCAAAAGATTCAGCAAGAAGCAGAAAAGGATGGCATCTACATCGTTGATAATGGGGCATTTATAAGCCAGGCAGAAAGACAGTGTGTGAATGCTCGTATCCAGGGCGGAGCAGCTTCGATGACTAAAGTATGTATGCGTAAAGTATTTGATGATGAAGAATTAAATCGTCTAGGAGCTAAACTAGTACTTCAGATCCATGATGAAGTTATTGTAGAATGTCCAAAGCAAAACTCTGAAGCTGTTATGAATCGTTTGACCTATGTTATGAAAACCTCTGTTGCAGATAAAGTACAAGTACCGTTCAAATGCGACGGCTATATTGTAAATTGCTGGTATGAAGATGACTTCGGAGATATCTTAAAACAAGAGTTGCAGAAGCTTATAGACTCCGGAAAGTCAAAAGAAGAAGCTTTCAGTAAACTTTTAGAGGGACATAGTGAGCTAACTTCTGAACAGTTAACTCAGCTATTAAGTTGAAAAACGTTAAAGAATACACTATAATATGTTGTATAATATGTAGGGAGTGATTCAATGACGTAGCAAGTATACATTTTAGGAGGATGTTAGTGAATATAGTTCAAAATGTAACCCTTAGAGAAGCACTAGGAATTTTTGCGTCAGGTTTTGTCCTGCTCTCTATGACAGTTAAATCTGATAGTAGAAGTGGAAATATTCGTATGCGGTTGCTTAACCTCACAGGAAGTGTCCTGATGATCCTGTATGGATTTTGGATTGGGTCTTTCAGCACCGTATTTCTGAATGTTATTTGTTTGATTACGCATATCTACTATTTAGTAAAACTAGTAAAATCTGAGTAAAAGATATAGTACAGGCTGTTCGAAAATCCCACCAGCCTATCCTGTAAAATTAAAAATAAAAATAGGAGATAGTTTTTAAAATGGTTGAATATCTTAAGAAAGAATGGAACGAAACAAAAGTACTGTTTAGATGTATGCCGACGATTCCGTTTGCGTTTCTTGTGGCGTGTCTAATTGCTATGAACTTTCTGGCAAATCGAGGAGGTGCTATTGGTCCCGTTCCTTTTGATTGTGGCATTATTGTGTCGTGGGTAGTGTTCCTTGCGTCTGATATGCTTGTAAAACGATTCGGTGCAAAAGCAGCAATCAAGATTAACATTGCAGCGTTGCTTCTTGAACTTGTTTCAATTGGTCTTATGACCATCGGCGCAATGTTGCCTTTTGCGTCGTATGGTGCGACACCTGAAGAGTCTGCTATTTTCAGTGCGCTGTTTGTTGCTGCCCCTTGGCCTCTGTTCGCTGGTGCTGGTGCTGCCCTGTTTGGTAACATTGTTAACTCGCTCATTTCAAAGTACATCCTGCTGAAGTTTAAGAATCGTACATCAGCTAAGGCGTATGTTACTGCCTCTTGGGTGTCAACTGCTTTTGGTCAGTTTGTGGACAATTTCTTCTTTGGTCTGTTTTTCAGTATTTGGCAGCCTTGGTTCATGGACGCGGGAACGCTCGGTGCTATTGTGCATCTGATTCCGATGTCTGCTATGGGAATGGTAATTGAGCTGATTGGTCAGATGATTTTCTCCCCTATTGGATTCAAGATTGCTAATTCTTGGAGAAAGAATAAGGTCGGTCAGGAGTATGTTGACCTTGTGAAAGAAGCACAAGAGGTCAACAAGAACCTCGACGCTCCTGCTCTGGTGACTGCGTAATGAAGATATACTTTGCACAGATTATGGATAACCTTGCTTACTTCGAGCATGAAAAGAAAATTGCTGATATGCTCGAAGCAGCAGGGCATGAAGTATACTTCCCCTGGAGAGACGAAGGTGTCATCTTTGAAGACCAAAGTACATACCAGGATTCTTTGAGTACGTTCAATACAGATGTTGAGCACATCATCGGTTGCGACTGTATGGTTGCTTATATTGACGGAGACGATCCCGGTACGGCTGTGGAAGCGGGAATTGCATATGCACTGCATAAACCCGTTGCACTTTATGCAACAGAGTTTTGTAAACTGCATAAAGGCACAAAGATAAACAATGTGTATCCTATCGAGGTACTCCCTGCCAACTCCCATCAATATTGGACAGTTGCTACAGATCCTGCAATTAACAATATGCTACTTGGAGTTTCTAATCACACTGTTTTAAATACACCAAAAGAAGTACTAGACTGGGTAACTAGTATTTCTTAAGCAACGTCAGAGACATTTTGAACACTAACATTCTCCTAAAGTGTATAGTTGAAAAGAAAAGAAGAATTTTATATAATAAAGTATCAATATTGCTAAGGAAGGCATGATATGGAAAACGAGAAGACAATCTATTATTTTTCAGGAATGTCGTATCAAGACATGAAACGACGATTGAATGTTGACCAGCTTTTTTCTCAGTGGCACGAGCGAAAGGGCATCAAATCTCTAATTGAGTATAAGCAGGAACATCCTGAGCATACCGGACGTATTATGGTAGACTCTGGATCTTTTACTGCATATACAAAAGGAGTCCATATTGACATTGATGACTATCTCAAGTTCATTGATGAGATTGGGGATTATGTAACTGTTTTTGTTGCAGTTGATGATGTTCCGGACCCGATGAATATGGACTATAACAAGGCTAAAACTACCTGGGATAATTATCTCTACATGGTAGAAAGAATTCGCCCGGAACTTCGAGACAAACTCATACCTGTATTCCATTATGGAGAAGATTTCAAGTGGCTCAGAAATATGCTTGAGTATCGTCACCCTGACGGATCACCGATTAAGTATATTGGTCTAGCAATTTCTCTTGAAGGAACGAAAAAGGTCCGAATCAATTGGGGCAGAGAATGTATGCGAGTTATTCATGAAAGTTCTAACCCTAATGTAATGACCCACGCCTTCGGAGTTGGGGTAAAGTCTGTTCTGGACAATATTACAGTAACTTCTACTGATGCGACCTCTTGGGTAAAGCGTGCGGCATATGGAATGATAGCTGTTGACGACAAGTCAATCCATGTTTCCGAAGTTATGAAAGCAAAAGCAGACGACCGGTCGCTAAGTCAGCAAAGTAAGGCTCTTCAGGAAGATGTGCTGAAAAGAATTAAACAGCGAGGATTCACTCTGGAAGAACTGGAGCAGGATTCTGGTAAACGTGCAGAGTTTAATATTCTTGACACGCTTGATTGGGTAGCTAAACTCGAACCTCATAACACAACATTCAAAAATGGACTGGGATGGTGACTTGAGTATGGAAACAGTTCTTATTACGGGCACTAGTTATGGTGTAGGTCGTGCCGCAGCAATGAAGTTTATTGAAGAGGGTTATTGTGTTGTAGGCCTAGATTGGAAGCCCGCAACAATTCCTCAGTCTTGTCAGTATATTCATCATGAGTGTGATGTAAGTGACTTCAACTCTCTTCCCGACTTGAAAAACATTACGTACATTGTTAACAATGCAGGAATTGTCACACCCAAGGCAAAGGCTATTGCAGTTAATCTTATTGGGTATATGAACATAATTAAGAAGTATAGTTCTGACCCAATGCTCAAGGCGATTGTTCAGATTGGCAGTACAGCTTCGATTAAGGGATACGACAACATGGAATATTGTGTATCTCAGGGAGGTCGTGATGCTCTGACGAAATGGGCAGCTAATAATCTGGGTCATGACAGCCGACACGTTCTTGTTAACTCTTTGAACATTGACGGAATTGTTCCGGCTGCCGAAGGAAGTTTCGTAGGAACTGCACTTGAACCTGAACTTTATGCTGACCCCGACCTTATGAAAGCAATTCAAGATCTGAGTATTACAGGACGTCTTTCAACTGTAGGAGATGTTGCGGAATGGATCTTCTTTCTTCTGACTAAGAATAAAATCATGACAGGAGAAATTATTAAACTTGACGGCGAACTGATGAATTGCTACAAGTTTATTCCATACCCCGGCTGGGATTCTTGATCCAATAATTGTAATCCCACGTTATACTAAAACAAAAATATAATGAGGTATCATTGATGAAAATTAAACTTGAAACAATTCAGAAGCCTTGCTCTACAATTTCAAATGCTGTAGATGCAAATTCTATCTCGCAGCTTACAGAAGTACTTGAACTTGAAACAAAGGACGATGTACTTCAACTTTCAGTAACAAATAAGGAATACTTTGTTACAATCAACATTCCTGTTGACGACCCCGAAGAAATTCATGCAACAGTTGATGCGGAATTGTTTACAAAGCTGATCTCTCGAATTACAACGGAGTATGTTGAACTTTCCGTTACTGACAAGTTCCTTGTTGTTAAAGGAAACGGAACGTATCGCCTTCCGCTTATCTTTGAAGATTCTGTTATGATGACACTGCCAAAGATTGAAGTGAATAACATCTCTTCCGAATTTGATGTGTCGTCTGATGTGCTCAACAGTATTATGACCGCGAATAGTCGTCAGCTTGATGTTGGTGTTATTTCAAATGCTGTTCAGAAGTATTTTTACATCGACCAACACGGTGCTCTTACATTCACTTCTGGAGCAACAGTCAATAACTTTGATCTGGGTGCTGACATCAAGCTTCTTCTAAATTCTCGTCTTGTTAAGCTTTTCAAGTTGTTTGAAAACGAGCAGGTTCATATCTGCTACGGAACCGAACCGCTCAGTGATGAAATCATTCAGACTCGTATTTCTTTCACAACTCCGAAAGTCCGTCTGTCAGCAATTCTTTCTTGCGATGACACTATGATGAAGAGTGTACCGGTAAATCGGATTCGTTCCCTTGCCTCTGGAGAGCTTCCGTATACTGTAAGTATTCCTCGTAACAAACTTCTTGAAGCACTCGAACGTTTCTCGCTATTCTCCCAAGATGCTATGTTGTCATCTGCTTGCCTTGACTTTGAAAGAGAGTTTGTTAAGGTGAGCGATACTAAGAAGAATAGTACCGAAAAGGTTATGTACGAAACAGCAAATAACAGCATCGCAGAGCCGTATGAAGTTACAATTGACATCATTGAGCTTACAAAGATGCTGGATAGTAATCGTACTAAGAACGTACACATCTCCTTCGGCAACAATTCTGCTATTCTTCTTGTATCTAACAATGTGACAAATGTAATTCCGGAAATTCGGGTTCAGTAATGCCGAATTACGGTAAACAATTTGAAAACAAATTTCGTCAAGATTGGCATAACAGTTTCCCGGGCACTTTCTTACTCAGATTGAATGACCAAGTGTCCGGGTATAAGTATACTTCTGCAAACTTATGTGACTTCATAGCGTATGTTGATGGTAAACTATTCTTACTGGAGTGTAAAAGTCATGCAGGAGCCTCTCTTCCATTTAGTTCTGTTTCTCAGTATGACAGGCTAAAGCAGTTTGTTGGGATTCCGGGAATAAGAGTAGGAATAATCTTGTGGTTGTACGAAAAAGACAAATGTTTATATGTTCCAATTAAAACAGTGACGAAGTTGTTATCAAAAAATGAACAGTCTGTGGGAATACGGCATCTTGGTAAAGAAGAACTAATAGAAATACCATCAAAAAAGAAAAGAGTATTTCTTGACTCCGATTATAAACAATTATTAGATTTAGAAGAAACTTGGTGAGGAAGGTACAGATATGCAAATCTCTATTGAAGAAATTGAAAAAGTTGTCGCTGAAACAGAAGACAATCTTGCTATTTATTCCACAATCTCTGATGAAGTAATCAAACGCTATACGAAAGAACTTGACGATGTTATGCAGGCAGTGTATACAGATATCATCTCCGTCCCAGACCCGTCAATCTCTGTCTTTGAAAAATATCATCTTGAGCTTTCTAATTGTCTCTACTTTATGCAGGAACGACTTGAAAAATTAGGGTCTCTTGATTATCTCAGTAAAACAAAGTATAAGGAAGTATACAACCAGGCGTATCTTGATAACCAGATTCCAGACACTAATAGTAATAAGAAGAAGACTGTGAATGAGCTAGTAGCACTCAGCGAAGAAGCCTCAAAGTCAGAAGCTATTACAAATGACATCTATGCAAGAGCATATAAAGTCCTGAAGAATAAGATTGATGCAGCTAACACAATGATATCAACTATCTCGAAATCTATCAGCAGACGTATGGGTGAAGAGTATCTCCCGTCTACGCCTGTTACAGGAGTTCGTAAAATTCTTAACGAAACAATTGATCTTTAATTAGGAGGAACTATGGCAGATTCAAAAAGCCTTAATGAAGTATTGAAGTCTATTTCAAAAAAGTACGGAGATTCAGTTGTTAAGTATGGAATAGATTCATTGGACGTTGACGGGACGTTGTCCCTAGGATCTCCCGGTCTAGATTTTGCTATTTACGGCGGAATTCCGGAAGGCAGAATCGTGGAGTTCTCAGGAGCTGAGGGCAGCGGTAAAACTACCAATGCATTCTTAGCCTGTGCTTCTTATCAGAAAGTAGAGCTTGTAAGAAATCCTACCAATCCTAGATGCATTGTATTTCTGGATAACGAAGGCACAGCAGACCCTGTCTGGGCAGCAAAGCTCGGTTATGACATGAGCGAGAATGCAGCTGTTAAGACTGTGTGTATTCGTCCAGAAGCTCAGTCCGCAGAAGAAATCTTTGACATGGCGCTTGAAATGTTGAAGACAGGAGAAGTAGGACTTCTTGTATTTGACAGTATTGCAACGCTTGTTCCTGCGCAGATTGCTGATGAGTCTATGGAGAAGCAACAGATGGGCGGAATTGCTAAGGCCCTGACTCGTTTTGCAAATACTGCTATCGGATTACTTCGTAAGTACAAAGCAACACTTATTGCAATCAATCAGGTTCGTGAAAACATGACTGGTTATGGAGACCCTCTTACTACTCCCGGAGGAAGAGCTTGGAAGCATGCTTGCTCTATGCGGCTTATGTTTAAGCGAGGAGATTTCTTTGACGAGGAGGGTAACATCCTAACGAAGAAAGCAGAATCTCCTGCAGGCCATATTATCGAGTGTTACGTCCTTAAAACTAAGGTATGTAAATGGGATAGAAAACTTGGTATGGCACACCTTAACTACACTAAGGGAATTGATTGGTTACAGGACACAATTGATGTTGGTGTTCATCTTGGGTTGATTGACAATTCAGTTCAAGGGTCATTTAAACTTGTAGATCCTGATACAGGAGAACTTCTAAAAGATGAGCTGGGAAATGAGATTAAGATACGTGGGAAGAAAAATGTCTACACGTATTTTCAGACCAATCCTGTTGAAGCTCGTAAGCTGTATGACAGATGCTACAGTATGCTGAGTAAGAAGGACGACCCGTTCATCAAAAGTTTTGAAACACTTCTTAATATTGACGTCAGTGAAAAATTAGGTGTAGATATTACTACCACCAATCTTGAGGAGATGTGATTTGACAAACAACAAAGAGGCTACGAGATACTTCAGCGATTTGCATGAGTCGTCTGTTGCCAGAGCTCTTGGCGGCACAAAAGTTGCAAATTCTGGGGCAGGAAAATTCTCGGGCGGTGATGTTATTCAGAAAGATGCTTCTCTGTTAATTGAATGTAAAACAGTTATGACAGAGAAGCAATCTGTTTCTGTTAAAAGAGAATGGCTTGTTAAAAATAAAGAAGAGGCGTTTAGTAAACGTCTCGACAACAACTGTTTATGTATTAACTTTGGTCCTGGTACGCCTAACTATTATGTCATAGAGGAGAAGTTAATGAAATTTCTTGTAGAGAAGTTAGAAGAATACAATGAATAATAGATATATAACAGTACAAGACATTGTACAGATGCTGGGTGAGAATGCTCATAACCCCGACTATCGCGTATCATTTCTTCAAATGGAGTACTGGTTTGCTATTCATGGAAAGAATAAAGAAGATACATCGTCTGAAATGCAGCAAGTTGAATAAATTGAATAAATATCATATAATACTACTATCTAAAATATAGTAGTATTTTTTATTATTTAGGAGGAAAAAACATGATTACAGAGATGCAGATTCAGGAGAACAAGGATACTTTTATCAACCTGGTTAGTTCAATTGAACGTTATGGTGCAAATATTGACGGTCTTATTAACTGGCTAACTAACTCGGACTTTTTTGTTGCACCGGCAAGCCATAAGTACCACGGGTCGTACAAGGGTGGTCTTTGTCAGCATTCGTTGAACGTGTACAATAATCTGAAGCGCCTCGTAGAAGACTTTGGAATGGAGTCCGTTATCGACGAAGATACTTGCAAGATTGTTGCCCTTCTTCACGATCTGTCCAAAGTGAACTTCTATAAGGTTGACTACCGTAACAAAAAGGTGTACAGCGAAAAGGGAAGTAAGAAAGATGAACTCGGTCGGTTTGATTGGGTGAGCGAGAAGTGTTATGGGTATCTTGACGACAGTGAAAGATTTCTGTATGGAAATCACGAAACCACTTCCGAATATTACATTCGTTCGTTTATTCCTCTGAACCATTTTGAGTCCGTTGCAATAATTCACCATCATGGAAATATGTCTTGGGATAGCATGCAGGACAACATTGGAAGCATCTGGAATGCCTACCCTCTTGCTACACTGCTTTACATTGCGGATGTTGAGTCGGCATTCATCAATGAAAATACCAACGGAAATATTTTCTTTAGACAGGAGAAACATGAACAAGCTGATACTGAAACAACTGGAGAAGTTGAACCTACCGAATAAACCTGACTACGATGAGTCGTCTACATACATACTGTTTCCCAGAATACGTGAGCCCATAAAAAACGAAACTTGTGAGCTGCTCGTAAACGGGGTGTACAAGGTAGTTTTAGCTAACTATATAACTAACCCTCCTGAAAACTTTACTTTGGATGCAACATGGAATCAAGGTCGAAAAATAACCGACACAACCTTGATTATTCAAATAAACAAATTCGTAGGTAAGATGGTGCAGTTTACAGGCAGAGGATATGATTTTAAGACGGGGTTGTCAAATGACAGTATGTATGAAAATATGTGGGTTCCGTTGAAGGCCATAACATACTACGAAAGGGTGCAGTAAATGTCTCTCGCTACAAAATATAGGCCAAAAACTTTAGGCGAGATTGTTTCTCAACAGTCTATTGTTAAGATACTAACTCGTCAGATTGAAACCAATCAAGTAAAGAATGCTTACCTATTCTCAGGCGCCTCTGGGTGCGGGAAGACTACTGCAGGGCGTGCATTCGCTAATGCAATAAATCACAATCAAGGTTCCCCTATTGAGATTGATGGTGCATCAAACAACGGCGTGGACAATATCAAGTCAATAATCAAATCTGCTAGTGAACGTGCTCTTGACAGCGAGTACAAGATTTACATAATTGACGAGGCCCATGCTCTTACAAATGCAAGTTGGCAAGCACTTCTAAAAACAATTGAAGAACCTCCTATGTATACTATCTTCATTTTTTGTACTACCGACCCGCAGAAAATACCCGCAACAATTTTGAATAGAGTTATGCGGTTCAATTTTAATCGAATCAGCTCAAAGCAGATTCAGGAACGTCTGATGTACATATGCCAGCAGGAAGGCTATACAAACTACGAAGAAGCTTGCGATTACATCAGCAGAGTTTGTAACGGCGAGATGCGACTTGCTATTTCTTATCTTGAAAAATGTGCGGACTATGATAAGAATGTAACAATAGAAAATGCTCTTCAGGCTATTGGGAGCTACTCCTATGAATCGTTCTTCACCTTGATAAACTCTCTGGTTGATGCAAAGGAAAATGACGTATTAGCCGCGGTAGAAGATTTGTATAACTCAGGAAATGATATGAAGTTGTTTGTTGAGCAGTTTCTGTCATTCTGTCTCGACCTTAATAAATACGCATTGTTTAAAGATTATCGTCTTACACAGATCCCGTCCAGTATGCAGGAGAAGCTTAACTACTCGGTAGGATTTGACAATGCGCCTGCATATTACAGTTATATTGTCGATAAACTATTATCACTGAAAAACATGTTGAAGAATGACAATAATCCAAAGACTACAATTGATGTAGTATTTCTACAGATGTGCAGGTTGGTGTAAATGATAGGGCAGGAATTATTATCTAATAAGATAAACCAGTATACTCTTGACACATTTCCAAGATCTATCATCTTACTTGGTGACACAGGTTCTGGAAGGCACACTCTCTGTAATGATATGGCTGACCGTCTGAAAATAGAAAAGGTGATAATTGATTCTTCTATTTCATATGACAACATTGAAGAATTTACAACGAGACCAACACCTTACTTGTATATTTTCAATGCAGATGTTCTCTCGATAAAGCAACAGAATGTAATATTGAAATTCCTTGAAGAACCTTTAAACAACTGTTACATAGTCATTATTTGCAGAGTGAAACAGCAGTTACTTGACACAATTCTTAATAGGTGCCAACTGTGGACATTAAGTAAGTATGAAAAAGATACACTAACTAGAATTGTTCCTCAAGCAACTGAATTACAGTTGTCTCTCGCTTCTACTCCTGGGCAGCTGATTGCTCTTTCTAGTGTCAAGGAAGAAGATTTGTATTATATGAAGGATCTTTCAAGTAAGATACTGAACAGCATTTCTAGGGCAACAGTTTCTAACATTCTGTCGGTACCTGACCGTTTCTATTATGGGACGGAAGAGTCTGGAAAGTATAGTTTTGATATCTTTTTGAAATTTCTGCTTCAAACAAGTTTTAGAAATGTTGTTGAAGCTGTTAATTCTACATGTTATAATACATATATGCTAACAGAAGAGCTTTTCAATAGAACGTTTATTCCGAACATCAATAAGAAGCAGCTATTCGAGAATTACTTAATGAAAATGAAAGGGCAGGGATAATAAGTGGGTTTAGAACAGCTGAAAACTCTGGTAATAAGTAATATTATCCCTAAAGGAGTAACTATACTCCTCTGTAAATACGATGATTTTGTCCCTTTGCAGTATATCGAAAGTTACAGAAAGAACGCTGTCAATGTTAAGTATGTAGACGATCTTTCAATTCTTACTACAAGAGTTGACTCTTTGTTTGGAGACTACACAGATGACAGTAACACTTTATATGTTTATTCCTGTGACAACCTTGACCTGTCTGAAACAGAAATAAATAACATACAGATTGCTACAAAGAATGTTATTGTTATCTGTCCCAAAGTTTCTGACACGGTTCAATCTAAGTTGTCGGACAATATAATTGTTGTACCAAAGCTAGAAAAGTGGCAGATTGAAGACTTGGCATACTCAATGGCGGACGGTGCCGATCCTGACGACATAGCATATCTTTTAAAAGTATGCGGAAATGACGTTCATCGTCTGTATAATGAACTGGAAAAAGTTTCATTATTTTCTGAGAAGGAACGAAAATCGGCTGTAAAAGATTTCATATACGACGGTATTTTTAACGACCTGAGCCACTATAACGTATTTGACATTTCAACAGCAATAGTTAAACGAGACGTAAATACACTGAAAAATGTTTACAGTGAGATAAACAACATTGATTGTGAGCCTATAGGGCTTGTAACACTACTGTTAAAAAACTTCAAAGATGTAATAACTGTGCAGCTTTCGTCTAACCCTTCCCCAGAAAGATGCGGGATGGAAAGCAAGAAGTTCTGGGCAGTTAAATATTCTTGTGGATATTACACAAGAGAACAGCTGATAAAGATATATGAAATGTTAACCTCCATTGACTTCCAAATAAAGACCGGAAGCATTTCAACATCAGCACTTGTAGACTATATGATAACATATATATTTAGTATAACTTAAAGAGGTGTGATTATGGACAAGGGGCTCAGGTATACAAAGATAGTAAACGAGATGTATGAAATCTACAAAGCAAAAAATGCAGACTATGGAGACAGTGTTCATGACACTTTTCTAAAGTACGGTCTGTTATCTTTTCTTGTACGAATGGAAGATAAGATCTCTCGTCTCAGATCTCTTACGCTAAAAGGTAAAAAGGAACAGCGTGTTAAGAATGAGTCTATCCTAGACACTTTACAGGATCTTGCCAACTATGCAATTCTGGCTATCATTGAATTGGAAGAGCAAGCGGACACAAAAAATTCGGAAGGAATAGAATAATATATGAGACTTTTGATTTTCAGTGACGTACACTGGTCAACATATTCTTCCATAGTTCGTTGCAGAGGAGAAAAATATTCAACTCGCCTGGAAAATCTAATTCATTCACTTAACTGGGTAGAACGATTTGCAGAAGAATACCGTTGCGATAGAATTATATGTCTTGGGGACTTCTTTGACAAATCCGAGCTTGACGCAGAAAGTATTACGGCACTAAACGATATCGAATGGGCAAACATTCCGCATACATTCCTTGTAGGAAATCATGAAGTGAGCAGCGCTGACCTGAAATACAGTACTGCTCATTTGTTTAATCTTAAGAATTGTGAAATAATCAACACTACTTGTATGAAATCTTTTGACAATTTCGAGATTATGTATCTTCCGTATTTTCTTGAAAAAGACCGTCCTGTTCTTAAGGATGTTTTTTCAAAAAGAGATATGAGCAAGTGGGGTTTGCTATTGAGCCATAACGACATAAAGGGAATAAATTATGGTCGTTACATTTCACAAGAAGGGTTTACAGTAGAGGAACTGGAATCAGTATGTGATGTTTGTATAAACGGGCATCTTCATAATACGACACAAGTAACTAATAAAATCTGCAATATAGGTAACTTAACAGGGCAGAATTTTTCTGAAGATGCATTTATATATCCTCACAACATCATGTTGATTAACACAGACGAGTGGTCTTTCCACACCATCGAAAATCCTAATGCACTCAACTTCTATAAGATTGAAATGCCTGATAACTGGAGTATTGACTACTTGAATAATCTGTGTTTTAAACTGAAAAGAAATGCTGTTTTAACTGTTAAATGTAAAGAGGATAATGGGTATCAATGTTTAAGGGCGCGTTTTGATCCTCGTTGGCCTGATAACGGATTTCCTAAATGCGCAAACGTAATTACAAGTAAGTTTATAATTGAACGTGAAACTTCTGACAAAGAGGTTAAACCAGACGTGTCATTCACTGTCGACCATTTAGCTCAATTCAAAGATTATATTCTACAGAATGTTGGTTCTGACGAAATAACTATTTCCGAACTTCAGGAGATTTGCAAATGAGAATTACATTCAACAACATCAGATTAAACAATTTTATGAGTTTCGGAGACGAGTTTGTTCAACTTGACAACCTCGGATATGTTCTTGTTGCAGGAAAGAATGAGTGTCCCGACGACGCTTCTTTGAGCAATGGTTCCGGTAAAAGTTCTATTTGGGAAGGAATTGTTTGGGCTCTTACAGGAGAAACAATTCGAGGCCATAAAAGTGTTGTAAACTTGTTCGGAAATGATGGAGCAGTAGTAACACTGGATTTTAATGTGGACGATAAGAACTATGTAATACAGCGTAGTAAAGACCACAGTAAACTAAAGAGTTCTTTGTACATATCTGTTGACGGACAGGATATTTCTGGTAAAGGAATTCGAGACAGCGAAGCTATTCTGAAACAGCGTCTTCCCGACTTAACAAGCTCTTTAATCAGCAGTGTTATTATTCTGGGACAGGGTCTGCCGCAGAGATTTTCAAATAATACTCCTTCTGGAAGAAAACAAGTGCTTGAAGAATTGTCCAAGTCTGATTTCATGATTGAAGATTTGAAGCAGAGGGTTTCAGAAAGAAAGAATGCCCTCAACAATTATCTGCACGAAACAGAAAAGAATGTATTGACTCTTTCTACTAAGAAAGAGATGTTGTCAAAACAACTAGCAGACGTAGAGAAAGAAATTGAAGCCCTACGAGCTACAGATATAAATCAATTACGTTCAGAGTGCGAAACAGTCCAACAGAGAATTACCTCTATTGAAAATGAAATGCGAGAATTATCGCTTGACATTGAGGACGATAAGAGGTCGGTAGACTCCCTTAAAGAAGCTTTCTATGCAAAGAGGACAGAAAGTGCTACAAAAGTAAGCCAGATAAATGCAAGTTATGCTGACCAGCTAACATCTCTTAGCGTAGACGTTGCAACGGTAGGCAATGACATTCTAACTTCTAAGAAGGAACTATCCCGGTTAAAGGGTATAAAAGATGTTTGCCCTACTTGTGGACAGAAGCTAATGGGTGTTACAAAGCCTGACACTACAGAACTAGAAAACCACATAAAAGAGCTAGAAGAAAAAAACATTCTGCTACAGGAACAACGTTCACAGCTGGACAAGAAGAAAAAAGCAGAGCTTGAAATAAACGACCAGAATTTTTCTACAGAATTGAATAGTCTACAACAACGTGTGCAAGCTACGGAAAAAGAAATAGTAGGAAAAGATAGTAAGAATAAAAATCTTGATAAAGAGAAAGCAACTTTATCTAAACAGCTTCTTTCTATCCAGCATACAATAGCAACAGTAGACGCAGACATGGCAAGTTTGCAATCTAAAATCGTTTCCTTGACAAATGACATCAGTGTTACAGATGGGGAGTTATTGTATTATAATAATGAACAAGAAAATACAAAGGCACATGTCGTTGCAATAAATAAAATTGAAACGGTTATAAAACGAGATTTCAGAGGATGTCTTCTTAAGAATGTAATTGATTTCATTGATAACCGGGCAAAGAAATACGCACAGGTTGTTTTCAACAATGACCTTCTCGAATTTAAGCAAGAAGGAAACAACATTTCTATCTCCTTTGACAACAAAGAGTATGAATCTCTAAGTGGAGGAGAACAGAAAAAACTAGATGTAATAATCCAGTTAGCAATAAGAGATATGCTATGTCACCTGATTAACTTTTCTAGTAACATTCTTGTATGTGATGAAATATTTGATGCTCTCGACATTACAGGGTGTCAGAAAGTTTTGGATTTAATCTCTTCTGACCTTGAAGATATTAGTAGTGTCTTTATTGTAACACATCGTGACAATCTTTGTATTCCTTGTGATAATGAAATACATGTTATTAAGGATGCAAACAAGATAAGTCATGTTATACAGAAAGCCTGAAAATTTAAAATATACTTCCATGGCAATTTATATAGATGAGAATGTCTATGACCCAAGCCATGACCCTGAAACAATATATCAGTATCTATACTTCTTATCTTTGATGTTGTCAAGAAAACAAAACTTATTCAATATTGAAGAGGAATATGAAGAGTTTGCTATAAGTTATGCTTCACAGCTTTATTTAAGGCTAACCAACAAACAACAGTTTGAATACGACTCTGACGGCGAACCAAAGATGAAGCGGATAAAGAGTATTCTTAACTATATGAAAAAAACAATACGTCAAAGGGCTATTGATTTCGACACGTATGAATACTCTTATGTTCCTTCGGTATTAGAAGATGAAAAAGTTACAAATTATTCATTTCGTCAGATGGTATCTAGCTCTACGGACCTTCTAGAACGCGTAGAGTTTGGTGCGTGTTTATCGGACATATTGAAAGATGCTCAGAAATATCTTTCTCACATTCCATACCCAAAAGGAACAGTTATGTACGAAAATGTATATCTGAGTTGCATATTAAGTTTTCTGAATTCAATAACACTTTCTCCAGCACTTCAATATAGGATAGAAAATACAACATCAGTTACTCCCGAACAACTTGAACGTATATATAGAAAACAAAACAAGAAATCTGTTATACTATTTCATCTGCCAGAAGAAATGCGAGGGTACATACAAGCTCTTACAACTGGAATGAAACATCATATTGCCAAAGATTTATCTTGGCAAGGAAACCAAGAAATTTCTTGTCATTCAAACATGCTTTCGTTACTCGCAAGTAATATCAATACTAGTGAAGGACTAGAATGAATGAGTTTTAAAGAAGATCTTCGTAAACTAAATGAAGTTGACAGTTACTCTCTAATACTATTTGTCTTGTATAAACTTAGGGACATTCCTGAATATAGCTGTATAAGCGAATTGGCGTATATTCTTGATAAGGACAATCTATTAAAACTTTGTGAGTATTTTGGGGGAACTACCATAACAGTTCCTAAGATTGAAGAACTTGAGGAAGTAATACAATCATTACTAATATATCAGTACATAGAGATTGATAAGATGTCTTTCGACGAGGCGGTACAGGCTTCGGGACAGAAAACAAGAGATATACGAACAATAAGAAAGAACTACAATAAAGTAAAGGAAGTTCTTGAACGTTATAAGTTTGGAAATGATGATTCTTAATCATATTTTAGAAGATTTACAAAAGCATAAACGAAATAAGGAAGACTTGTTAGCACTCTGCATACAAGAACGTCTTAATAAATCCTTAGAGGTTTATGAAAAACAACTGTCCTATAGTTTAAAATACTACACGAAGGCAAATGAAATCAGAATACTAAAGAGGTTAGGAGGTACAGAATGACAGACATTGTTTCGGATATGAGCAACCTAACGACATTGCCCGTTTCCTTATTACAACAACTTTCTGATAAAGTAGAGTTTATCGTTCTTCATAGTGTATACGAGTCTGTACTGTCACATGAAAATATCACAGAAGTTGATATTGGAATTGGTCGACTCAATATACTGCAAGAAGAAGGTTGTGTAAAATACAAATTTATCCCTTCTAAAACATTTGAGCAGAAGATTATAAAGACTGTGAAGGACCGAGAAAGCCCATTAACAACAACAGTCGAAGATACACTTCAGAAAAAAATTCTAGATGTGTATAAGGAATTATTCTAACGGTGGTACATTATGAGCGAAGAATTGATGCAACCAACAACAAAAGATAAATTCCTAACTGAAACAGATCCAAAAGAACTGCAAAAGATTGTAGATATGTTTAATCTGAATATAAAAAAGAAAAACATACTACGTGCAGAAAGAATTAGTGAAATACAAGACAATATACTAAATCAAATTTCAGCTCGCGTAGTAAAACGCCCCGACGAATTTAGTAATACTGACTTGTTAAATTATTTCAAAGCTATGCAAGACACCTTGCTAAAGAACCCAACTGAAACAGAACTTCCAGAAATACATATAACTCAGAATAATCAGGTAAACATCAACACGGAGGGCGGCGAACAGACTCCTGTCTTGAACCGAATGTCCCGTGAAAGAGTTGCCTTAGCAGTTAAGAATATTCTTGCTCAGGCACAAGGTCAGTTGAATTCTGTAAAAGAAGGTACTATAATTGATGTAGATCCTGAAGAAATCGACGTGGAGGATATTCCTATTGACGTATTCGAAGAAGATAAACGAGACGATAAACAATGCGATTAAAGAGTACTATGAAAATAATGTCGCTACTTGGCAGCAAACTGCCGATTTTATAAATAGTACATATGACGTGAATTTTACTGATGACGCTTGCAGACAGCGGTACTTACGAAATCGGTATAAGAATTCAGTTGTAGCATCTATACCTGAGCAGCTTACCATTGACCCGGTGTTTAATTCTGAGCCTAAAGAAACGACAAAAGCATCAGATCCTATTAAATTTGAAAAAGAAAAAGTTAAACTATCGGATGAACGAACGCAAGTAAATGCTCTCATACGACGTATTGCCAGAGAAGAAACACTAAAGGAAATTGCACAAGAAGTTGCGGATAAGCTAAATTGGAATTACCCGTTTGATTTCACTCCGATTAAACAAACAGGAAATAACAGTTCTGAAAAAGAAGCAATTTTACAGATTAGTGACTGGCATTACGGAACTGAAATACACAGCCCGTACAATGAATATGACCCTGAGATATGCAAGCAGCGTGTTGAAAAACTTGCAAAGGAAGTTGCGGAACGTTGTGCACTTTACGACATTAAGAAGCTACACATTGTCAATCTGGGAGACATGATAGAGGGCAGAATTCATCTTCGACTTAGATTGAATAGCAGAATTGATGTAGTAACTCAAACAATAGAGGTAGCCGAACTTCTTGCAAATTTCATAGCTGCCCTTTCAACATTCCTCGAAATTGAGTACTACGACACTCTTGATAACCACAGCAGAATTGAGCCAAAGTTACAAGATTCCTTGGACCTTGAATCTCTTGTTCGTATTATTACATGGTTCTTAAAGGAACGTCTTAAAAACATTCCGACAATTCACTTTAACGACAACACAAAGGGTGACGACGTTATATCGTTTGAGTGTTTGGGGCATCCTATATGCGCAGTACACGGCGATAAAGACAAGCCTGAAAATGTTGTATCCAATATGGCTCTGATGACACAGCAATACTATGATCTGGCACTAACAGCACATAGACATCATTTCCAAGCAAACGAGATGAACAGAACAATTATGCTGTCGAACAGTAGCCTTATGGGTACGGACGATTTTGCGCAGAGTTTACGCTTTACAGCATCTGCTTCTCAGAACCTTATTATTGTTACAAGAAAGAATGTAATTGATACAATCTGCAGAATTAACCTAGAATAAAAACTAATATACAAAACAAGGAGAGAAAACATGAAGGTCTTTTACTACAGTGAACTACTCGACAAATCTTTTGATACGGAGCAGGCTTGCCTGAATGCTGAGAAGGCGCATCTCGATGCCGAAAAAGGAAAGAAGCTTGCTAGGGATGCCGTTGAAACAGCCAAAGAAAATGTACGGAAAGCAGAAAGAAAGCTGCAGGAAGTATGTGATATGGCACAGGAGTTATACGAAAAGAGACTTGCTGAGGCAGAGAATGACTTTGAAAATTCTGTTTCTACAGCAAAATTTGCTCTTGCAGAAGCTAAGAAACAGCTAAAGATTGTCATAGACAAGTACGACTATAACGAAGCAATTCCTGAAGGGAAAGTTTTTCGAGTAGACCAAAACAAACTCTGGGAAGATATTAGAAAAGAAGTTCGAAACGGAAGTCTTTGGGACCTGTTTACTTATTAACCGGGGCATAAAGATGCCCCTCCCTTTATATGCTGACCTGCCGCAAATGGTAGACGGGGTGAGCTCAAACCTCACTTATTTTACGAGTTCGAGTCTCTTGGTCAGTACCAAAATTTCTTACAAGGAGCCACAACATGGAGTATTTCATTGTAGCAGATGTACATGGGTTCTATAACGAACTTGAATCTGCATTAAACGACAAAGGCTGGACAGATGCAGAAAACCAGTGTTTTGTTTCTTTAGGAGACCTGTGCGACCGAGGAAAAGATACCATAAAGGTTCTTCAATTTGTAAATTCTTTGCCTACTGAGCGTAAAATCCTTATTAGAGGAAATCATGAGGATCTAATGCAAGCTGCAATTGCCCGAGGCTGTTTTCTTATGCATGATATACATAACGGGACTGTCCGTACTGCAGAAGATATTGCAAAGTATGAAGGAATTGCTTTAAAGAAAGAAAAGCTAAACGAGGATGATGACAGAGAAATACTTCAAGCTGTAGCCAGTTCTAATCTGTGGAATACTTATTTGAACAGCACCGTTGATTTTGCGGAAGTGAAGAATAATATTTTCGTACATGGCTGGATCCCTTGTAAACCAGGTAGCTACATTAAAGATCCTAATTGGAGGTCCCCTAAAGCTAGATGGGAAAAAGCACGCTGGATAAATGGAATGCTTGCATGGAAGAGCGGGGCTCGTATCAGGGGAAAAACAATCTGGTGTGGGCATTGGCACACTTCCTGGGGTCATGCATACCTGCATGATGACGGGGATGAATTCCCTGAGAACGGAGGCGTTGCACACTTTTCGCCATTCATCGATGAAGGAATTGTTGCTATGGACGGCATGGTAGCATTTTCGCATAAACTAAACTGTAAAGTACTAGAGGTGTAAAAAATGATTGATAAAGAATCTTTCTGTAAGTTACTTGAAGATTGTCGAAATATAGAAAGCTATATAGACAGTTTGTCGAATGTTAATATTTCGCTTAATGGTGACCACCCGTGTTATCAACTTGTAAGTCACGTAATAGAATTTTTAGACAAACAGTTTAATAACGATAGCGATTGGGTCTCTTATTATTTCTATGAAAGAAATTGCGACGGTATGACAATGAGAGGCGGGCTTACGCCGTTGCTTTGGGACGAGCATGAACGATGCATATGGATACATTCGGATGCTGAATTGTATGACTACTTGTCAAAAAAATACTCGGAGGGATAAAAATGTCTGTAAAAGACGTTAGAGAATATTACGATAAGATTTCAGATGATTATCACGAACTTGTTTTAACACTTAAAGAACTAGAAGAAGAATATAACAACAACCTAGTAAGCCCGGAAGCCCTTGAAAATTTGAAAAAGCAAATTGAACCAATTAAGACCAATTTTAGAACTATATCGTACATCATATATCTTCTAAATCAGCCTACTAAGAAAAAGAAACAAACTAGGTACAGAAATCAGAATAAAGCTCTTCTAGAGAACAGCAGAACTTTAAAAGAAGTACGAGAAGAAAATAAAAACGTTATAAAAGATATTAAGAAAGCTGATACTTAAATTCTATCAGCTTTCTTTTTATATTCTGACATATTGTGCTAAATTTCATTATGTTAGACCATATTTTAAATGATATTATACTTATTGTTACTACACTGTATATAATAATTGTCTTAGTAAAATCTTTTGAAGAATTTATGATTACAGTAAAATTATTTAGGACACTGTCACATATGGGGTCAAAAAAGAGAGGAAAACTAAATGGAAGAGTTATTACAGAGCTTAGGAATAAAGGAAGAGCCAAATGAATCAAACAATGGCGTATATGTAATAGACATCAAAGATTCAAATGAATACGGCGTATACTATTCAAAGTTGGACAGGTCTCCGTTACTAGATGAAGATGAAGAAAGTTCAAATGTAACACTGGACGGATCTACAATTGTATATATGAGTGATGACTATATTCTAACCCTTGTTGCAGATTTTGCAAGTGACCAGTATAAGTTAACTATAAAAGAAAACGCTAATTGATAAGGAGAAGACAAACATGATTTCCGGAACAAAAGAAATTATCACAGATGAAATTGCACTCAGCGAACGCGCAGAAGAAATTGACACCCTACACGAAGGGCAGCTGGTACAAGAGATTGTTAAACTCTTGAAAAGAACGTTAAGAAAGAATGACGATTTATTTGCCCTTTCCGCCCCTGCAATAGGATTTAATAAAAGAATCTTCTGCATGAAATTTGAAAAAGACCAGATTAAAACATTTATTAACCCCGTAATTGAAGCTTACTCTCCCAAGGGGATGCAGTTGTCAAGAGAAAAGTGTTCCTCTCTTCCTGGAAAAGAATATATTCGAGTTCGTAACAATGACATCAGAGTGATGTACCAGAGACCTACTGGTGAAGCTGAAAGCAATAGGTTACTGGGAAAAGCTGCACTAGTATTCCAGCATGAAATGGACCATCTTGAGGGGGTCCTAATTTCTGACATTGGCCTTGAAGTTATTCCCGAATTTGATGCAGCAACAGAAGAAGAACGTGCGGAAGTTATCAAGGAGTACCTTGATTCTCTTGACATACGAGTAAAAGAAATCAATAAAGAAATTGAAGAGGATCCTGAACTAAAACAAATTGATGATGCAACAAAGTTTATGACGGGAATTCTTACAGGAGAAGTTAAACAGAAGGAAGATTAACCCGAAAGGATTATACAAAATGGATAGTACAATACTATTAAGACGTAGTGCAAATCTTGCTACTGCGGCAAACATTCAACTTAAATACGGAGAACCCTTGTATACTGACGACCAGTATATTACTGTAGGCGACGGAAATGAATCTTTAGTAAAGACTCGTAATGTTCTTCGACTCGTTCCTAAAGCACAGGCAGATACACAACTTTATTACAGTGTAAACCCCGACGGGAAAATCGTGTTAAACCTTTACAAAAACGGTTATGTAGAACAGGTACTTACATTTGGAACGGCAGCAACGCACGATGTTCTGGCGATAGAAAAGAAAGACAGTAAGGACGTAATAACAAGCGGTGCTGTATATAAAATCAAGGACGACTTGATAAAGTTCGATACGGAGACTCGTAAGAGAGTAGAAGATCTAAAAAAGAGTGTAGCTTCTGTAGCGGACAAGAGCCTTGACACTACAGTGACACCAACATCAGAGAATCCTGTTACGTCAAAAGCTGTGTATGATTTTGTTACACAAGCTATAAATGAAGCAATCGCCAACTATGTTCCCTGGACAACTACATCTACAAATACAAACAAACTTTATATTAACAGTACAAATGGTCTTCAATACAATCCAGGAATTGGCTGGAAAACTGTTCCCGTAGGATACACTTAAAAAGAATAGGAGATAAAAAGAGATGAAACAGATTCAAGTGCCAGAAGAGCTTAGAAATAAGATTCAGGCAATAGATTTTGAATTAACTGCTACCAAAGATTTAATAAGCTTCTTATGGGGTCAAGACCCTGTTAACATGGAAGCCGTAAACTATTACACCAAACAGCAGCGAGAACTATTTATCGAATTTGAAACTGCAAAAAGCACCCTTGTACAAATCTACAACATAGGAAAAGACACGGTCTGGAATCTTGACTATAACACCTGTATCCTATCAATTAACGAGGATTGATTGATGATTGGAAACTATGAAGAGTACCCAGAAATGTTGAATCGTCTTTTTCTTGAAGACAAAACAAAAGGGTTTGAAGCAAAAACAGAGGGCTTATATGCCCGAACTATAACATTTCAAGTAACAGAAGATTGTTGCATGAAATGTAGTTATTGTTATCAACACAACAAGAAGCCCAACAGAATGTCTTTTGAAGTTGCCAAACAATTTATTGACGATTTGCTTTCTGGGTCAGAAAAAGTAACTTGTTATATTCCTAAAGATAGTGTTGGAATAGTTCTAGAATTTATCGGTGGAGAACCGTTTCTTGAAATTGATTTGGTGAGTAAAATCACTGATTATTATTTCGAGGAGTGCGCACGATTACACCATCCCTGGGCAACTAGAACCAGAATTTCTATTTCGACCAATGGATTACTAAACTTTGACCCAAGGGTGCAATCATATTTAAAGAAACATCAAAGTCATCTTTCACTTAATATAACTGTTGATGGTAATAAACAATTACATGACAGTTGTCGAGTAGACCTTGAAAATAAGGGGACTTACGACAGGGTTATTGCCGCTGTAAATGATTACACTGAAAAATACGGCAAAGGTGCTCTTCCGACAAAGATGACAATATCTCCTAATAATGTAAGAAGCCTTTCAGAAGCAGTTATTGAAATGATTGAATACGGGTATCCCATTGTTAATTTCAATCCCGTATATGAAGATGTTTGGTGTCGAGAAGACGCAAAAACATTTTATAAACAATTAAAACAATTAGCAGACTATCTAATTGAACACGACAGACTTGACCCTCTTGTTTGCCCTTATATGTCGCCTGTATATTGTCACCCGATGTTGCCCGAAGACAACCACAACTGGTGCGGGGGCACAGGGGCAATGATTGCTATTGACTGGCAGGGAAATATTTACCCTTGTATTCGCTATATGCCAAATGCTCTTGGAGATGATGTAATTCCTTACATTATTGGAACAGTTAAAGACGGAATAATGAGTACAGAACAACAGTTTGAAAGAGTTAATTGTTTAAGCTGTATTACACGAAGAAGTCAATCGACGGACGAATGTTTTAACTGCCCCATTGCTAGTGGTTGTGGTTGGTGTTCCGGGTACTGTTATGAAAAATACGGTACAGCGGATAAGAAAACAACATTCACTTGCGATCTGCATAAAGCGAGAGCTCTTGCGCTAACATACATGTGGAATAAGTACTATAGGAAAATCCATTCAAAAGACACATATCCGATGGACATTCCTGACGATTGGGCTTTACAGATTATTGACAAAGATGAGCTAAGAATGATAAAATCGCTTATAAAGGAGTAATCGGACATGGCTGCTATTACCCCAACACGTCTTGCACAGCTGAAGAAAAACATTACAGCAGAGTGCTTAAAACGTAGCAAAATCGGTGATGCTCCTGGAAGTCAGTCACTTTCTCAGTATGCTACATCCGCATATAGTTTTTCATATGTGCCAGAAACAGACACTGCAATAAAGGCAGAGCATCTAGCAAAGAGTTGGGACATTCTTCATGTGGTAAATTCTGACAGAATTCCCGAAAAAAAGAATAAAATAATTCTCAGTAACGATGTTCTGTTAATGGAAGATCTAATATTTCAAATGTCCAACAATCCTGAATCTGCTTATACGGGAACACCACAATATTATCCTGCAAATTATTCTGATTGTTCCGGAGGTTGTACAGGCCTTTGTTTTGGCTGTACAGGATGCACTAGTGGGTGTAAGAACGAGTGTACTGGATGCACAGGCTGTACTAGTTGTACGGGCTCTTGCACAAATGGTTGTACAGGATCTTGCGAGGGCAGCTGCACAGGGGGCTGTAAAGAAAGCTGTGCAGGTCTTTGTACAAATGGTTGTAAGAACGAATGCACTGGCGGCTGCTTAGGTTGCTCTGGGGGTTGCAGAGGTTATTGCATTGGCACAGCGTCAAAGGGCTACTCTTCTTGTGGAGCTTGTGACGTCGGCTGCTATGGCGGATGCTGTAGTGATTGCTCAAGCAACTGTGGCTCTCACATCAATATTCCAACAACAAGCTGGCAAGCACATAACAATCAGATTATGGGATGCATCAAACCAGGCTGGAGACCCGATTGGTGGGACGGAAAATATACATAAGATGATTGAGAGAAGTTAAATGAATAAGATAATCTTAAAAGGAATGATTCGGAATATTGAACATTCCCATAATGTCAAAGAAATAGAGTATCAAAAAGCAGAGCTTATTGTTCCTAGAACTGACGGTGAAGACGACGTTCTAGACTTGAAATTCAAAAGGTATGCAAATCAATACACTGAAGGCCAGATTGTATGGCTACAAGGAAATGTCCGTTCCTATTCACAAAAGCTGGATACAGGCAAAAATAAAGTAGAGCTTTATGTCTTTACATATTTTGATATACCCGATGTTGGAAAGGATGACCAGGAACTAATCAATCAATTCCAACTAGACGGTAAAGTTTGCAAGGTTGACAAACTTAGAAAGAATAAAGACGGCAAAGATAGTTTTCATTTTATTCTTGCAAATAACATATACACCGAAGATAAAAGAACTCGTATAGACACTTATGTACCTTGTGTATGTTTTGGGGAGCTTGCTCGCAAACTTTCTCAAACATTAAAGGTCAGCGACTCAATTTCATTAACAGGTCAGTTACATTCAAGAACCTACAAAAAGTATCATGAAAATGGTGAGATGGAAATAAAGACAGCACATGAGGCAGTGGTGATGTCGTATGAAAGCATCAATTAACTATTTGCCGGAGTCTTCTTTCATTGCTTCCGTTGAAGTTGATAATGTGGGGGAAGTGGCCTTAATATTATATAACGATGTAGGCCAGGAATGGTACGTACTACACACAACAAATCTAGGCTGGACAAAAACATATATGTTTGGACCATTGTTACCTGACGACAATACTCTAAGATTGAAGAGTTTTTCTTTTGAGTATTCAGAGGTAGAATACAATGACGGGAAGTTATTGAAAAGCCTAGAGAGATTCATTCAAGATACAAAAAAGAATATAACACAAGTATTCGAGATTGACAAAGAAACTGTCTTAGACAGATACAAAAATATCAAAGTAGGTGAATAGTATGTATGTTAAAACAAAAGTTCCTATCAGAGAGTTCAGTGGAAGAATCCTTGGTTGGATAGAAGATGATGGTCAAGGTAATCAGCAGATTAGAGATTTTGTAGGACACATTCTAGGGTCTTACCGTAAAAGTGAAGATAAGACCAGAGACTTTTATGGTCGGATTGTTGGAAGCGGAAATCTACTGACGATGTTGCTGAATAGATAAGGGGCACGTATTATCCCGCCCCTTTATTTTTATAAACGAAAGTATCTAACAAATGAAAATGGCAGCGACCTCTGACCCCAGATTGTTCCGGCAATCACAATATAAAGGAGAACCGGAGGAAATTTCAATATGGACAAGAGAGTAAACAAGAAGAGTAAAGAAGAACTTCAACAGTACCTCATGTGGCGTAGACGTGGAAGTGTTGTTTTAGCAAAGAAGGGCAAAGGAGCTAAATACAACCGACAGAAGATGAAGGTCAAAAACTACACATGGGAGTAGTTATGGAACAGTTAGTACGCCTTATAATAGCAGGAATTAAATACAACGCGATCTCCATAGTTATTATATTACTAGCTTATCTTGTCTTTGGAATTGCATTTATCATCTGTAATAAAAAGCGTTAGAAAGTTATTCCGTGATTTAGCATATGGCGTTGTGCCTTGCACAAGGCGACGCAACAGGGGTAGCTGACATTTTCATCACTTGTTAGTATATATTTATGATACAACAAAAGAACCTTTTAAAACTAAGTTGCAAAAGCAATTAAAAAAAATGAATAGCTCAAAAGAAGTAGGCCTTACTCGATTAGGGTCTACTTCTTTATTTGTCTACCCCGGGGGCGGGGGTGGCATATCTCTGATTGTATCTGTTTATGTTTCTAAAACTTTATGTATCCTTCTTATACAGACTATATGTAGTTTACAAAAATTTCAATTATATGAATATTATA